GCGCAAAGGAGAAACGGTTTCTCGCAGGGGCTGGCTAAAAACAGTTTGCGATAAATGCAGAGAGGAGTGGGAATGAACAGCATCGATGAAGATGAATATAAAAAGTTTGAAATGAAACTCGCCAGAGTAGTTACCTGCGCCATTCGCCAGAGTAAAGGCAATGAGCTAAAAGATGCGATAAGCGACATACTCTCATATTTTTCCGAGACACTTGACATGCTGAGAAAAGGCGAACAATGCGTTATATCGCTTTACGAAGCACTTAGCAGCCAAGAGTGGATACCAGTAAACAACACGCCACATTTTAATGAAGAAGTTATTGGCACAGATGGAAAAGAGACATTTCCGTGCAAATATACAAAGCCGTGTGGACATATCAGAGAGTGCACAGGCTGGCATGCAATAGATGGCTATTGCATTAATGGTGTAACGCTGTGGAAGAAGATGCCATCTGCGCCAGAGGCGAATCTATGAAGTATTGGCATGAGTTAAGCGATGATGAGCAAGTAAAAATCAAAAGTAGTTTTGACAATTTCAACATTGACATACGCAATGAATATATCAAGCCTGACTGGTGCAAATTTTCAAGAGCACTTCAAAAATTTAGCGGATGTTGGCCGCTATTGCATGGGCTTGTTCGAGGCACAGATGCTGCAGTGTGCAAGAAATGTTATTTTAGAAAACCATTAAAGGAGAATGACGATGACACCAAAGAATAAAGATAGCAGTAAGCCGGTTAATTTAGGAGAGGTAACTATAACAATTGACGATGCAGTAGTTCACTTGGTTGGAATGATAGATGAACTCTCGGAGGAAACAAGCAGAAAGATTGATGGCATTAATGCCACAATCAATGAGCTTAAAAAGGAACTTAAAGGGCTCAAGGAATTACTCGAAAATGGTTAGCGATATTGGGAAAAATCTTCTATCATCTGTAAGTGATGTTGCGCTGACTGGCTCCGATGCTTACAGCGCAGATTTTGTTAAAAAACTTAATGACGCAGTATCTAAAATTGAAAAATACATTACAGACGCGGAAGAGTATGTCTTTAAGCTGAAAGAAGCTGGCGATGTCTTGTTTGAGCGCCTTGCAACACTTTCTGCATTTGGAGTTCGCACTCCAGATGGCGTCAAAGAGGCAATGGCAGAGTGGTCGCTGCTTAGCTCCCAAGTCGAAAAGCGCATGGTCAGGAATGGATAAAGAAAAATTTTGTTTATACTGTGCGCAATGGCATCAGCTTGACGATGACCGCGCTGTTGGGAAGTGTTCTGTTCATGGCGGTTATAGGCTCCAATACGAGAGTTGTCCGCATTGGACAGATGGTGGCGTTCGCATCCCATATAGGGAGAAAGAACCAGATAAAAAAGAGCGAAATCGTTCGCGTGATGATGAAATAGAGCGTCTGATAGTTTCCGGAAACACGATGGAAGATGCGCGCTTGACCTTGCGCTGTTCAAGAGATTTAATTAGAACTGTTGTAAAAGAAAGGGGTCTAAAAGTTTCAAGGAGAAAAGTTAACCCAAAAAGACATGCCATTTCAGGCGATGCATATGAACAAACGGTGCATTATTATAAAAACGAAAAGAAGAGTCAGCGCTGGATTTCAAAGAAATTAGGATATCCATTATCATCAGTGCGCGGCGCGCTTATGCGCGCTGGACTTGCTCGATAACAACCGGAAGAGGAGATAATATGTCATCAGAAAAAATTGAAAAATCAGGCGATTTATGGGTGCTTATTGGTGAGTTAAAAAGCTACGCGCTCTCGCAATGGCTGCTTAGCCAATTTGGTGAAACACCGCGGACTTACCAAACGCGAAAACTCATAGAGGAAAGAGAGTCCAAGATTTTGGAGCTTATATTTGAAAAATGCGGTTTTGACATTGATGGCGATGATGCGTAAGGAGGTGGCGCAATGACATTAATGAGTATAGCGCCTTGGCAGCTTGGGCTTCCGCATTCTGCGTGGCGCATCTACCAGTTCGAGGCATTTGCCGATGCTCGCGTTGCATTGGAACAAAAAGACGTTGTGATTATGGAGGCTCCAGTTGGCATCGGGAAAACAGCAATTGCCGGAGCGCTGTCTGATGGCGTTGAGACTACCGTGCTAGTTCAAAACCTTGGCTTGCTAAACCAATACAAGGACTATGGCTTTAGCATTCTGAAGGGCAGGAATGAGTATCCATGCGCATTAAAAAGCAAGGTAGATGACTGGCAAAGAAAGTACAACAGGATTCCGACTGCTGGAGATTGCCACCATTCGCACAACATGTACGAATGTCCATCGTGCGACATCTGTCCGTATTTCGTTGCGCGAGAAGAGGCATTGTCATCACCGCGAATGGCTTGCACGTATAAGTACGGCGTTGTATCCGAGCGCCTGCAAAAACGTGGCGGGATGCTTGTAATGGATGAAATCCACAACGCCGTACGCGAGTTTCTTGGTATCGACTCATTCAGGATGACCGACACAGAGCGCGATAAATATGACCTGCCAAAATTTCCGCTGTTGGATTTTGGCGAAGGTGGAGATGGAGATGTGCTGGACTCGACACACAAGTATCAGGTGCTGGGATGGGCGCACAATGCGCTTGCCTGCGTTGCGCAAATAGACCTGTTCGATGAATTGTCGCCAACCGGAGCAGACAAGCGCAAGGTATTTAATGCACTTAATGACTTGCAAAATTTGCTATTTACAGGCGATGATATATTTTATAAGTGTAAAATAGCAGAAACGTACGCAAAGAAAAGTGGTCTGCCGGTCAGGGAGCCTGTCATGGAAATCAAAGCACTTAGTCCAAAGCGTGTCTATAACAAAGTCACGACCGGCAAGGACAATGTATTTATGATGAGCGCCACAATTGGGGACCCAACGGCACTTATTTGCGCGGAGTTCGGTATAGATGACTGGCATTACAAAAGCTGGCCGCATCCTGTTCCGCCCGACAAGCGACCGATATATAATATTGCCGACTACGCTATGACTCACACAAACTTAATCAGAGAGCCTGGATTGTATAAAAAACAGGCTACACGCATTGCAAAATGGATAAACAAGTATACACAAAGCGATGAGCGTGGCATTGTGCTCACGACATCCAATCTCAAGGTTGACAAGTTGCGCGAACACTTGCCTTCAGAATTGCGCAGTGGGCGCTCTGTGTTTCGGATGTCAGAACGGGGTATGGGTCTTCAGGATAGAATCAACACATTCGTAACAAATGCCGACAAAGGCGTAGTGCATGTTGATACCATTCAGGGATGGGGCACTGGCGTAGACTTGCGAGGTGATATCGCTCGTTATTCTGTCGTGGCTGGTGTTCCGCTCCCGAATCCTACGGACAGGTTTGACCAACTTCGATTTGAAACCCCATCTGGCAGGGCGTATGCGTACGCTTACGCATACAATAGTGTCATGCAAGCGACTGGCAGGGTTACGCGCGGCGAGCAGGATGATGATGGTGTGTATTTACTTAATGCTGGCGCGCTGGCGGACATGATGGCGACGTCGCCATTGGCAATGCGCTTTTATTCTAACTGGTTCAGGGAGGCGATAGTCAAGGCATGAAATTTGATGTTGTGTATATAATACGCAGGAGAATATAAAATGTTATCGAAAGAATTACAAATCGGGAAGGCAGGAGAGCACCTTGTCTGCTGTGACCTTATTCTGCAAGGATATAATGCTTTTCTTGCTGACCAAGGTCTGCCGTTTGATGTTATAGTTGAAAAGGATGGAATTCTTAAGCGCATACAAGTCAAGTCGACAATGTCGCTTAAGACTTACGGCAAGGCAAATAACATATATCGTTTTGGCACTCGCAGGAATGGAGAATGCGCATCGCGCATAAGAATCGACGACGTAGATTACTATGCATTTGTTGCTCTTGACATAAAAACAATAGCTTATATCCCAATCTCCGAGATGCTCTCGAGGTCTGGAAAAGTAAAAATGACAGTAGATTTTAAGAGTAAAAGAATAAGTTATAAAGGGAGAATATATTCTAATGGCACGAGAAGAACTCCAGATTGGGGCAAATGCATTGAAGACTATGGCGCATTTAGAGTGGAGTAGCAATGTTGTTTGATGTTATTTTTTCTGACCCGCCATGGCGTTACGATTTTTCTAAAAAGACAGTTGACAGCATTGAGGCGCATTACCCTACGATGGCTGTTGAAGAAATTGCCGCGCTTGATGTGCCAAGTTCTGACAACTCAGTTCTGTATCTTTGGGCAACCGCGCCGAAGCTTACCGAGGCTTTATGTGTTATGTCAGCTTGGGGATTTACATACAAGACAAATATGGTATGGGACAAAATGCGGATTGGGCTTGGCTATTGGTCGCGCGTTCAGCACGAGCATTTACTCATAGGTACGAAGGGGCGTTTTTCACCGCCAGCATACGAGTACAGAGTGAGTAGTGTGTATCAGGAAAAGAAGACACGTCACAGCAAAAAGCCGGACTCTGTCAGAGACATGATATTTAATGCGTATAGTAGTTTTAGCAAACTGGAGCTCTTTGGCAGGGAAGAGCATGAAGGTTGGGTCGTACTTGGTAACGAAGTCGGTGGCGAAGATATCACCGAAGCGCTGAGAAAGTTGCGTGAATTATGACACGAACTGCCACTGGCAATGCTATACTTATAAGGCTCGCCGCTTCCACGATGCTCGATGGAGCTACTAACGCCCATGAGCTCGAATCGCTATACGACACATACGATTATGGCTTGCCTGGAATCACCAGAAAAATACACGATTTCATTCGCAAGTGTGGAATAGCAAACGTTTCTAAAAGAACAATCAAACTTGCAGAACTCGCAATTGATTATTTTGATAACAAAGAAAGGAAAATTGAAATGACAGACATGAAAGATTTATATATTCCGTGTCCAATGTGCGACGCAATGATGGAGTACGCTGGTGGCACAGATTTATCCGAGGAGCTTGTCGGGCACAAAACTGCAACATACGAATGTAAAGAGTGCGCATGTTCAATAACAATGCTTGAAGAGCATGTTGAACAATACGCAACAATGATTGCTAAGGCTCATGGCATTTACAATGAAGAAGACGATGGCGAACCGACTCCAGAAGAAGAGGAGGAGTACTACAATGAGCTTGGGAACGATGAGCTTTGAAACTGAAGTTAAAACTCCGCGCAGACCAGAATTGCTCGAATCGCTTTGTGAGAAATTTGAAACTGCATCGCGTGGTCATGGCATTTGGGTAGGCGCGGAGGAGTCTGAATATATTGCAAAAATATTTAAAGGGTACGCAGAACTTGTGGATAGGCTAAATGGAGTGTGGACAAAACATGAGTGATACAAATATTTCGCTTGATAAAACGAAAACCGAAGTTGTTATCGCAAGCGGCGACATAGAGCTTAGGTATACTCGCAAGCACCCAGAAGATGGAAGCATACACATCGCAAGAAAAAACCTTCCAAGCGTACGCATTCCATTTGAGCAGTGGGATAGTCTTGAGTCCGTTCTTACTAACTTTCGCTCTGTTACGAGCTGGATGAATGCATCAGATGAACTTGGCAAGTGAAAATCAATGAGTGTTTCTATTGACACGTGTTTTCAAAACGCTTATAATATAAACAAATGGAGCGCTTATGAAACACAAAAACAAAAAACACCACGATGAATTAGTTTATGCGTATTACGGACAGCTTGTGAAAAATGAACAACTCGAAGGGAAGATTGATATGTATAAAGAATTTGTGATAAATGTCAAAACTGCCATTAGAGAAGTGGAAGAATCTATTGCCATCGTGGATAGAGCATGAAAGTTTTTACAAAAGAAAACATCACGCTTTATCATGGTGACTGCGAAGAGATATTGCCTGCGCTTGATGTAAAGGCGCAGGCAATAATTACTGACCCGCCATATGGCATCGCGTTTCGGTCGAACATGCGCTCTGCAACTCCAAAGTTCGACAGCATAGTTAATGATGATGTCATACAAACTGATTGGATAGAGCTGCTGAACAATGTGATTGATGCAAACGCATGCATTTTTGCATTCACGCGCTGGGACGTTGAGCATATCTGGCGAGAGGCAATATCACAGTCTGGTTGGAATGTAAAAAGCCAGGTTATATGGTACAAGCCTGGCGGCGGGCTTGGCGATTTGTACGCACAGTTTTCGCCGAGTCATGAAAACGCCATTTTCGCCATTAAGGGAGATTGGAAGTTCAGTGGAAGGCGCCCGCCGAGTGTTTACAACTTCAACAAAGATGCATCGACAAGTTATGAGCATCCTACACAAAAGCCAGTTACGCTTATGAGCAGAATTGTGCTTGACATTACGGCTCCAGGCGATTTAGTCATAGACCCATTTTTCGGAAGCTGTTCTACTGGCGTCGCATGCGCAAGATATGACAGAAAGTTCATCGGCATTGAGATAAATGAAGAGTACTTTGAACTTGGTTGCGAAAATATATCAAAAGAATTAGAAAAACCAATGTTGTTTTAGGTTTATTTGATGTCGAATGCAAAGCGCAAGGATGCAAATACAGACGAAATTATGATAGCCATTCTCGAGGCTGGCTGGAGATATATTGATACGCATGATAGCGGGCATGGTTTTCCAGATTGTATTGCGTATAAAATTGTCAGAGGAATGCCAGTGAGCGTTTTGATAGAAATAAAAACTCGCATTGGAAAACTTACAAGTGCCGAGAAGATTTTCCATGAAAGGCACGATGGGCTTGTATATATATGCAGGACTGGAGAGGATGTAAAAAGAATACTCAATGACTATGAAAGAAAAGTTAAGGTGAGTGCAAAGTGAGTGCAAATACTTTTAGTTATATTTTATCAGCGGTGTCTCTGACATCGCTTTGGCTTATGGGCAATAAGAATAAACTTGGCATTATCGTCGGTCTTGTGGGTCAGATTCTATGGCTTGCGTACGCTCTAATGCTAAAGCAATACGGCTTGATAATTGGAGTTGTCGCGTATACCATAATCCATGTACGCAATCTGCTAAAATGGATAAGGGAAAAATAAGTATAAATGACAGACGAACTTCGCCACACAGCATTAGAATGGCATCGCAACGGCTACTCTGTGTTCCCGATACAACATGGTGGAAAGCGCCCACTTGTAAGATGGAGCGCGTATGCAGATGCGCCAGCATCCGTGCCACAACTCATGCGCTGGTTTAGGGGTACCCTCAACATGGCAGTTGCCTGTGGAGGGCAGAAGCATTTAACTGTCGTTGATTTTGACACGCAGTCTGGTTACTACAAAATGCTTGCGCGGGTAAACGATGACATTCGTGGTATAATTGACAGAACGTACAAAGTCAAAACTGGTCGCGGTCTGCATGTGTATTTCAATGTTGAGTCGCGAAGTCGAAAAAACGTGGACGATAAAATTGACATAAAGGGAGATGGCGGATATGTACTTGTTCCACCATCTCTTCATCCATCTGGTAGCATTTATACCGCAATGCCGGGAGCTGAAATAAGTGATATTCAGTCAATCTCCAATGCAATGCTATGTGAAATATCCAGCCTTCCAGAGTTCGAGCCAGAAGTAGAGCGCGATTACTGTTGCGAAAACAGCGGTTCGGTATTTGATATAGTCGGCGACGACCTTGGCTTTATAAGTGACTTTGACTATGTGCTCGCCAACGTTCCGATATTGCGCGTAGCACTCAGGCTTACGCCTATGTTCCCGAAGAACGGCTCGGGGCGTTACTGGATGGGGCGCTGTCCAATTCATAAAGATACAGACCCAAGCTTTTGGGTGGACACAGAACTTGGAATTGCAAAGTGCTATTCTACTGCATGTCCGTTAAATGACAAGGCAGTTAACGCAATTGGCTTGTGGTCAATGGCGAAAAATATATCCTATGTAGATGCTATGCATGAGTTGTTATACATGATATAGCCGGAGAAATAATGCAGAAATATACTGGTAAAGAACTTTACGAAATGCAGGTGCGCAACAACATTAGCGAGTACGAGCTTGCGCGAAGGACTGGACTTTCAAGGTCAGTTGTTCATGGGGCGTTATACTATTACAAGAAAAAGCATGGCATCAGAATGGCAAAGTCGCCATCAGAGCCAGACACTGTTATCAAAGAGTCTGACGGCGAGCTGACTATAAGCCATACGTCAAGGATACAAAGTCTGGAAGAGCTTATCGAAGCCTTTGATATCGACACAGAAAAGTGGAAAGTAAAAAGTTTCATAGCTGAAAAGTGGGACTCAGCCACGAATGAATTAGAAAAATTCCTAATCAGGGCGTCGTTTGTTGAGCGCAAAGAGTTTACGAACAAACCGATAACCCCAATAGAAGTTGTCATCGAAACAGAAGCTACCGCTAAAACCGAAAAAACGGTAGAAAAAACGGTAGACAGGGGGCTCAATCGCACTATGGCTTTGTTTGATATGCACGTCGGATTTGCGCGCGATTTTAGGTCTGGCGAGCTCGTTCCGTTCCACAGCAGAGAAGCTTTATCGGTGGCACTTGAAATCGCTACGCTATCGCAACCAGACACAATTGTGTTTGGCGGGGATTTGCTTGACATGTCAGAGTGGTCTGAAAAATTTATTTTAGAGCCTGGATTCTATTTTACAACACAGAACGCATTGATTGAATGCGCTTGGTGGATTGGCAAGTTCAAACAAAGATGTCCGAATGCAGAACTTGTTATGCTTGCTGGCAATCATGAAAAAAGGCTTCAGATACTTGTCACAAAAAGGCTTATCGCAATGGCAATGCTTACTCCAGCAGATGACCCAGATGTCCCATTGACAAGTATAGACAACTTGCTTGGGCTGTCAAGAATGGGCGTGAGATATATTGACGAATATCCAGATGGTGTATACTTCGTCGCGAAAGATACCATCATTGAGCATGGAAGCATTGCTCGTGCGCGCCCCGGAATGACGGCGTCGGCAGTAGTTGACCAAAGGAACTTTAATGTCATCTTTGGGCATAAGCATACGCTTGAAATGGCGTCTAAGAATGTTGAGTCATGGGGTGGGAACAAAGTTGTGCGTGCGGTTTGCGGCGGGTGCCTGTGCAGACTTGACGGCACAGTTCCCGGCTCAAATCGTCACTCCCAATGGCAAAATGGCGTAGCGGAAATCATTCATGATAATGAAACCGCTTACGCCATCAATCCAATTCTAATAGAAAATGGAAATGCCATTTATAATGGCAAAATGATATCTGGAAGTGAAGTAACTGTTCAGCAAGCTAAAAGAGTACTTAGGAATTTTTAGAATCCATCGGCACTAAATAAATTTCGCTGCCTTCCTGTTTGACAATATAATCGCCAGTAAGTCCGTATTCGCGGACGAGCATGGCGATATGCTGTCTTTCAGCTTCAACGAGTTCATTGAATAGTTTCTGCAATTCATCGCGTTGCATTGCAAGCCCAGTAAAAATTCGAAACTGCGACTTGTCGAGCATGGTTTTATCGGTAATTACAACATTATTTTTTTCCATATTATCTCCTAAAGTTCATTGGCACCATGATATCACTTATTCTCTAAGAAGTCAAGCCAAAAATTGACGACTATCATGCACAGACCGATAATTGCCAAGACGGACATTGCGATTGTCAGTATGCTCTCGCAATCGTTCATGTTAATCGTTCATGTTACGCTTCTGGCGGAATTTCTTCTTGCACTCTAATGGCGCTGTCGAACCAGTTGTAGAGAAAAACAAGTGAATCCCAAATGTTTGGAAGTGTTTGTTGTAAGTCAGTATCAAGTATGGCTCCGTGTACATCGCCATAAGTCTGCAGTCCGTCTACTCTGTCGCCATTCTCGTCAACAAAATAATAACTTTGCGAGTAATGCGTGTACCATTGCTGGTCGTCTTCGTGGAATATGTGGTCAAACCACATTCCTCCCTTGAGATATCCAGTTGCATTAATTGTTTTAGATTTTATAATCGTCATCTTGACATCCTTTTAGAGCCAATAGCCCGTTATCTCTAAGAAAATTTCCATAGTGCTAGTGCCGCTAGCTGTTATTTTGTAATAAATATCTCCGCCAGAATCGCAAGTGACAATCATGTTGTGGTTAGTCCAAACATCATTTGGCAATCCTGCGCAGTAGGTGTAAACTCCAGTGTACGTGCCATTGTCAGGCGCAAGAACAAGCGCGGCCGTCGTAGATGCTGCACTTCCAGAATCTCTTATACTTGCATTGGCAATGATTGCTTTTATTCCAGCAGGTGCCCCAAATACTGCGCTTAAATCAATCTTTGTTTTTGCGGTGGTGCTGAATGAATCGCCATTCCAAGAAGCCGAAGTTAGAGGGGTAGTTAAAAATACTGGCAAGCCGTACAGATGCCCACCGCTGTCCTGCAATGCCCCATTGGCAATAATGTTTGCGCCGTACAGACCAAGGTTTCCTCCGTAATCAGCAGAGCCGGAGCCGGAGGATGCTATAATTCTTGCATCCACGTACGCGGTGCCATTGGCGTAAAAGTCAATAAGTGGGGTTCTTCCGCTTGTGCCGCTTGGCTTACCAAGCCTTATACTTCCGTGCGTTGTATCTGCTGCTATAACTACATTGCTGTTCAATCCATTGTTTGCTGAAATATAAGTTGGCGTAAAGATTGCGCCAGCATCATCAATAACAACTTCGCTGTCTTGGACATCATCGCCAACAGTTCCATTGAAACGCACGACAGCATGGTCAGTTGGGGTGTCTACACTTTTGATATAAGTTTGCGGCGTGCCACCGGTAGATTCTCGTATAATATACACAATGCGCTTTGTTGGCGGGAGTGCAGTTGTAGAACTTGTATTCGCGCTTGACAGACCATGGGTGTGGTCTGTAATCGCGCCAAGCCAGAAATAACCAGTGTGGCTATGTGTGGTTGACATTGTCGTAGTTGGCGTTCCGCCAGCCCAATTATTTTTAGACTTAATTGCTGTGCTGTAGGTAAATGACGCAGGAGATGAATCGGTTCCGTGCTGATGTGCGCCAGCAGCGGAAAGCGCTCCGGCAGAATGGTAATGCGCGTCACCGGTGTAGGCCGTTCCAAATGTAGAGCCTATGTATTCTCCATAAGCTGGCCCTTTTGGAATGTAGCCCTGTGCTTGAGTAAAGTTTACCCAAGTGGCAGGAAGCGTCGGAGATGTATTTGGCCATATCATTACGGTGCCAACTGGGAAGTAATCTTCGGAGGAAGCTGCTGTTCTTTGCCAAAATTGCAATACAATGTGAGGGGGCTTACTTGAAGCAGAGCCAGATGTCCCCTGAGTATGATAGTGCTCGCCACCTGTTATTGATTGCACAGAAGTGGCGGTATGCTTGTGCCTATCCATGGCATCCGCAGTACCAGAGCTGTCTGTCGTACTTGTCCAATCTACGATGGGAGTCTGGACATCGATTGTATGGTAATGCCCAGAAACCTCATCGTTATTTCCAGATTCATGCGTATGTGTGTTTGAGCCGCCGGTAATGTCTCCGCCAGTTCCGCCGGAGTACACGAAGCGGTCTGTCATATCATATGTGCCTATTCCATTGCAAACAGACCAGTCTGAGCCCATGGTAACGCCGGTTGCCTGCATGACAATTGAGCCAACAGGCGCTGTTAACGGAGTACTTCCGACCAACCTTATCCAACGAAGTCGCCTGTACGATGGAAGGTTGTCTTCGGCAGTCATTGTGGCGGCGGTGTGGGTGTGCTCTCCAGCGGTAGATTCTCCGGCGCCTGTTCCGGCGTGGGTATGCGTTCCAACTATGTAGACATTTGAATATGTCTGGTGGAGCGTAGTAGTAGCCGCTGGATTCTCTGACGAAGAGGTTTTTACGGTAATAACATGGTTGCTATGGCCCCCGGCAGTAATCGCCGTTGGATTCGTATGGTTATGCGTGGCTGCGCCATAATTTGTAGTAAGGTCTGTCGCGCTTGCCCCCATTATAAAATAGCCATCGAGGGCTGTAACAAATTCCCAATTTGCATCTGGAACTGTCGCTCCAGCCCAAAGAATAGCAGCGCCGACAGGAACAAGATATTCACCGGCCTCGACTGGTGGCTCTTCTTCGGTCGGCAACCAACTTGGGTCAATCTTTCCAGTGCCGTCTGCCATCGGGATGCCGCCAGCTACCGATGCAGTTTGTACCTTGCCGCCATTAATGACGACTTCGTTTGCGTTAATTACAACAGATGATGTTGAGGCATTGGTCTGCGCTGTTACTGTCGCGACAATGCCTTCGGTTTCGTTTGAAGCTTTTAGCGTTGACTTCGCAAGCAAGTCCGATACGGAGCGCAACATGAGGTCTGTTTCAACATCTGCTGCCGGAGAACCAACGTCATTTCCGTACGCAAAAATATCTCCAGTTACATTGTTTGTCCCAATGCTTCCGGATATTGTAAAATTGATATCTGTTTTACTTTCTCCAAGACGAATAAGCGGAGTGAATGTGGTATCGCGCACAATAATAATGCCACTTGAATCTATGAATACATTGTTATTTCCGGCTGTTAACGAGCCCTTGATGGTAAGCATGCCGTGGTAATAAAGCATATAGTCATCTTCTGTGCTGCTGTCGCCGATGCCAAAGCCCCAGTCTTTGCCATTACTTACCATTCCAGTTCCGTAGTATCCTCGAATGTCAAGCGCAAGCATACTCCAGATATTTGTGTCGACCTTACCGTAGCCAGTAATGCTATCATCTGTGATAATTATCTTTGGGTTATCAGCGCCCATTTGAATTGTGCCACCGAGCATGTTGAGGTCGCCGACGATAGAAAGGTTTCCAAGTATTGGGTCTGCGCCAAATTCGGTTCCGCCATCTATGTATAATACGCCATCAAGCGTGTCTATGAATATTTGCGTTATGTCATCGTTGATGCCGTAAAAACCATTTCGGTCTATCCAGATGCCAGTGCCGCTTGTAGGCGATGTCGGCGGAGGAGCTCCAAATGCAAGGTGCGCGTTTTCACCGCTGATGTCAAGCGAGCTGTTGACAAGCGACAGCGCGCTTCCATCCCAGTTCAGCATTGAGCCGCCAGCCGACGGGTCTCCTATGCGCCACTTGTAGACATCATCGCTGTCTTTGCCTTGCCAAAGTCCGATGCCAGTGCCGTATGCGCTCGGGAGTGGATTCCCCATTGCAAAACTTGGGGTGTCTGGCTCCATTTGCATGGTAAGCACGCCAGTATCGTATAGATTAATTGGCACATTGTGAAATTCATTGGTGATACTTCCGAGCCTGATGTATTGTGAACTCGACGATGGTGGGTCGCAACCGCTTGCATCCCACCCTTCGCCTGCGAATAGACCGAACTCGTTTGGCTCGCCAAAAATGCCGAACAAGTTGCCAGTTCGTACGCGAACAAGCGAACCTGTAAGCGGATGCCCAGTCCAAGAAATAACATCTTCGTATGGCGAATCTGTTCCGCCAAGCGTCAAGCTGAAATTTTCTACGCGAGCACTTCCAAGCATGACGGCAAGCGCGCCAACTATTTCAACGCCGCCAGCAGCTGCCGATGTTACTCCATCCAGCGATAGATTTGCGGCTCCGTATAGCAACACGTGTCCGGCAGATGCAAGACTTGCGCTAGCAAGAGTCGCGTAACCAATATTTCCGCTTGGCTCGGCATGCGAGACGAGCGTTGATGCTGCAAGCGTAACGCTGAGTTCGCCACTTGGCATATCTACCGCCTATTAAGCATTTCCATCTGTCAGGACAAATGATGTGATAGTCACGGTCTGTCCGGCAACAATGGTTGTATTGTCGAGCGTCATATCGCCGGCGCCACCAGTTACGGTAATGGAGCCCTGTAGCCCGCAGGTTGTTAAGAGCGAGTCGTATATGCGAAAATGTCCAGCAGTTCCGCCGGCATCCGCAGATGTATCAGACCAAGTTCCAGTCTTGCTCTTGCTTCCAGATGAAGCTGCAAGCATCCACGATGACGGGAGCGACAAAGTTGCAAGAACTGTGCCAGATGGCGCTTCTGAACAATCTGCCGGTTGTGCTCCACTATAAATAATTAGCTTCGCAGATGCGCCGATGACCGTAGCAACAGCATCGAGGCGCGCATTCCTTACAGGTATAGAAAATTGAATTGTCATTGTTACCTCTTTTCTAAGAAATTATACCACAGTCGAGACGATGTATCCGTCTCCGGATACACCAAAATTAAGCACAAGTTCACCGGCTGGAATAATGGCGTCAACCTTGCAACTTCCAGAGTTCGGGTCAGTGGAGCGCGTAAAAGTATAAGTTTGCTCTCCAGGAGAGCTAATCAAGCTAAATACAACTGTGCCCCAACAGTCATTGGTGTTGTACTTTCCATCATATAAACTTACACGCAATAAACGAACAATGTCGCCATCGCTGAAAATATGAATATATGGATAGTCTGCAAAAGGCTCAACGTGTAATATACTCGTTCCGCCTGGCGCCGGAACCGTAAAGTCATCCGTAAGTGGAGATGCGCTTTTGCACATTGTTTGCCTTCCACCTACATACTGTTCAACTCCAGTTGAAACAATTCGAGCGTTTATCTTGTTTACCTTAACATTTCTAAAGAATGCATCGCCAGAGTTTTCTACAGACCATCCGTATACATCCTGCGCAAATGTTTCAGAGCGCATGTTCGTTCCGCTGGACAGGACTACACCAACTGGGGAGGAGTTCAAGAATACGCCATTGCTGGCGCTAATCATCATATCAATGTCAGATGAGATAACTGGTGTTTTGTCGCTGTCGAGTATTAGGTTTCCATTCGCTATTGTTGCAGTGCCATCGACATGGAAGGCCGTGTCCGGCTGAACGCCAATCCCAAGTCGCTCATTAGTTGTGTCGATTACTAAAAAGTCTGGAAATATACCATCTGCAACCAACTTGTCACGGACATCATCTATGCCCTTGCGCGCGAATGTAAGTTGCCCACTTATTGGGTTTGTTTCAGCGGCGAGCATGTCCCATTCGTATCCAGCAATACTGTGGCGGATATATTGCGGATGGTCATTGTCTAATAACCCAGTCAGACCACCGTGGTCTCCGACTCCAATGACGATAGAGCGATACTCATCTCCGGTAAGGTGCATATAATCTTCGCTGTTAAGATTTGTTAGAAGACGGTGGTCATTGCCACTTGACTGGTGCGAAGTTGTCCCATACGAAACTGTGGTTTTGTTATTTTTAGCATTGTCAATCTTTTTCTCAACATCATTTAAGCGCTTAAGTATTTCTATAATATTTCGTTCGTAATGACTGTTCATGGAAGTGTTTGTCCTATTCTAAACAGCATGTCGGAGTCTGCGTACGCGGCTTCATTTCTGTCTATCATTGCAGTGCCATTTATATAACTTTCGTTTGCATCTATCTTTAATATGTAGTAGTTATTTTCATCTTCTTTACTTGAAAATCTTATACAATAAGTTTCTTCTGGCAATAGTGTGTTGCCATTTAGGTAGTCTTCGTACCACTCGAAGTACTCTGTGACTATGCGCCTGTCAACAGTAATGCCAGATACTTCTGTTTCAGGTCCGTTTTCCCCCATTTTATAAATATCAATAGATATATCTTCGGTTGGCTCTCCAACGCGGGCTAGGTACACGCCGAGCTTGAATGCTTGCGTGCCTTCGAAAACCTTGAATGTCTGTAAAACTCCGGCATTATATTTTCCAATGTCAAGAGGCTTGCTTGTGGTGGTAGTTTCGAAGAATATATCAGGCACTAACTTGTAAACAGAAAATGCAATATCGGCGTTGTGCTCGGTCCATGTTGCATTCATACATTTATAATTAGCGCCAAGAGCATATCCTTCCGTGGTGTCTACTGAAATCAAATAATAGTCAGTAGCCGTAAGGTCTGGAGCGGTAATGTGTATACTGTAAATTTTTCCTGTATCAAATGTTTTCGTTTCTGAAAATTGAAAGTCGTACCATGCAAATACATCTGTTCGCACATCGAGCGCCTCTATTGTTCTTGACACATACGACTCTCCTGGCTGACCGGACGAGCCACCTTTATGACTGATGCTTACTGTAATGTCCCCGGGAGTTCCGACGCGCTTAAGGTTGAGCTTAAGGTTAGTAACCTCGCATGCTGGAAGCCAAAACTGCTGTGCGAATTCTGTGGTAACATTGTTCATTGCGGTAGAGTTGTCTATGGTGGTGTACTCGGTGGCGATGCTGTTTTTGTATGTCCTAAATGGAATGTCCGCGCTATATTCATTCCACCCGCTATCTTCTGGCGTGTATTCTGTATACTGTATAAATGTTGAGCCATCTTCTGATACTCGCAATATCCCATCTAGATAACGCGTCTCCGGGTCTACGCCCACCAAATAATAATTCTCATCACTTTCCTTGGCAATGCCGCATGTCAATGTAATCCAATATGTTTGCCCGACATTGAGCATCAGCGGATTGTCAAATTCAAATCGCGCCCATGTGTACAGCCCGTCGGCAAAAGTATCGTACGTTTTTATTACCTGATTGCTGTAATCAGCTCCAGGGTTTCCAAGCCCATCGTCATATTTAATACGCATCGCAACGCTTCTTTCCGGAAGACCAACGCGCCTCATCATAACTTTTGCATAATTAATATACACAATCGCAGAGCTACCGTCCGGAGGAGCGATAAATGACTGTGCGATTGTGTGGTGTTTATAAAACAATGGAACGCCGTACGAGTCGTCGTCCTCGAGTGGCTCGTTCATTGTCAGTGGAGCGTCATCAAGTCCTATCAATGGTTGGATTAAAAGTTCCTTTTCAGTGTCAGTAGATGTAACAGAGATATCCTCCTTGCCATCTCCATCAAGAACTATCTTGAACTCGTCAAGATGTATATTAATGGTGGTGCCAAGATAACGGAATGCGAGCACATCTCCAAACCCATAATCTAACCCAAACTGCATGTCGTTGGTATCTTGTATGTGCGCATTCATAATAAGGTTTCTAAATTTCTCCTGAAGCCACGCATGCGCCTCTGTCATCACGTCGTTATATTCAACAGATTCGCCAGTTGTAATAAAGTCTTCTGTTCTTGCAAATGGTCCGGAGTCGAGAGCGATGTCATTACCAATTTCCTCGAAAATTGCGTTCACTTCTCCTGACTGCCTGCCTGAGTATATGTACGACCGCTCGTCTGACGCATCTATCTCGATAGATGCGTAATTAAGACCATCTCCCATCACGTTGGTGGGGTCTGTGTGGTGCGACAGGTAAATTGGGGACGGAGATTTGCTTCCATGATTTGCGCCACGCTGTTGGGTATATGTTTTGAACACAAGTTTTCCAATACTTTCATCGTAAATAATATCGTACGATAGGTACATTCCGGCAGCTTCTGACAGTTGGCAAATATCGTTTAATACTGGCATTACTTTTTGCATGCCAAATTCCGACTTCGTAACAACTGGCGCTGAACTTGTATCGGCATCAACAATTAGCCATTCGGATAAATCGCGACGATAGTCAGTCGCAAGTGCTCCGAGATTTTCGCGCACGATAGATTTAATCATGTCATCTGCTGGCATAGTTTTTGATGTATATGGCGTCCCGTCTACATACGCAACAATGCGCTTATCGAGTATATACATGGCGTCATACGCAAGTACATGCAACGTCGTTTCGCTTTGTTCGTCTGCCTTGTATCTTACAAGTTTTACAATCCATTGCGTATCACCAACGCGAACAAGTTCTCCGCCAGATGTACTGCGATACACTTCAAGGCGCCACTCAGTAGCAATGTTTTGACTCATAAACTCTTTTAGAGGGAAGTCGACGTACAAAGAACCCACGCCAAACTCGCTGCGAAATAGTTCAAGTTTATAAAACTCGCTTACATTTAGCACTGGAATATTATATGGAGTTTTTATCTTGACAAAATATTTTGAGCTTGCCATAGTTTATCCGCCTATATATTCAATCGCCTTGTCAATTGATGCGTACTTTTCCCTAAAGACTAATTTTACAGTAGTATCGCTAGAAGTATCACTTAACCTTGAATAAATAATGTTCTTTCCTGGGACTAAACGCATGTTAGCATCCGACGAGTCAAGCAGATGCACATGCATCCACTCGCCAAGCGCAGACCCATTGGCTGGAAGTGTCACGACATCAGCTCTGGCGAGTTCTGGTACAAAGTATCCGTCTATATCAATAGACTGTTCTGTCGTTAGGTTTGCAAATGTTTCAAGTGAAGCTGGCCCAGATATTCTAAAGTGCATCGGCGTACTTTCGCCATTGTTTATCACGGCCTTCATCGATGGAACGGTTATATAAATATGGTTGTCTCCGGTTTCATGCGGAAATATATGTCCAGTATTTACTGCAATAAATGCCGTGCCAGCTCCAACATTTATGTCAAAAGCCGCGCTATACGATTGCGCTGGATAAGTTGGAGGTTCCGCATCTTCTTGCGCGGAGAAAATATCTAGATACGAGAATTCAGAGGAGTCGCCCTTCCATAGCGGCAAATACCATACCAGCGGAACTCCTTTATATTCTGGAGCGACAGAGCCGCTGTCGACTTCGTAAGCATTAAGCCCATATCCAAAGTTTGGGGACACAACCAGTCTCCCATTGATTATTTTTAGCTCCGAAAAGCGGAGTTGCGCAAATGGCAGCGTGTCCCATCCAGCGTCTTCGTCTGGCTCTAAAAATGTTGGGTCGTAAATTTTAACATCTCTACAGAATGGTGGGTTCAGGCGACGATAAATAGATGGAGTATCCCTTTCCGGATATGTATATACAGTATCGAACCGCGGATACGGGTCGGTAGCTGGGTCGTAATTCCAATTTATCTTTGTGTGAGGAGGCATTACAAACTGAAGCCTATAAATTTCGCTATCGTTGCCATCAATAAAATAGAAATGGCCCCTCTCATTGTCTATTACACCGCGATACGCAGGAACATTTGGGTTGGTTGGATACTCGCCATCGCCGCCATATACATGGCGATAGTTTGTATAGAATGTTTCTGTGCCATCCCAAAATACTGTGCCATTTGTATACGGAGAACTCAGCGTCCCAATCGAGCCACTGATAAATCCAGTAACATTTGCATATGGATAATTAGAGGATGAGTACCCAATATTTTTTATGTTGTTAAATAGCCTTGTGAGCCTTACGCCGTTCGTATAATCAACCCCCATCGTTCTTGCGACTGGCAACATCGACCATTCGCCATCGCTGCACTTCATGCGAGCAACGCCTTCAAACGGCAGTGCTCCGAGGTCATCGATAGTTAAAAATTTCCCACTGACATAAATCCTGTCGTCGCTTGCGTATTCAATGTCAAATATTTCCGGGTCATCAGTTCCGAACCCAGTAATACCAGTGCAAACGCTGTGCCATGTATTGGCTCCAGGCTTGTATTTTGCAATGCATTGCGTATTAGCGACTCCGCCTGCTCCGTAAAAAGAACCAACAACAAATACATCGCTATTCGGCGTTACAATAACCTTGTGAATCTCTCCGTCCATCACGCCGTAATCATGGGTTGCATCATCTGTTCCGAGCCCTGATATTGTATCGGTGATTTTGTTGTATCTAAAAATCTTATTTACCGCTGTTGTTACACCCTTGTAAATAACGGTATCAAATGTTCCGTAAACATAGTAGCCATTTGCCCCATCTGGGACAATGTTTTCTACTATGCAAAGGTCTGGATGTCTTCCGAGCCCAGTCGGACTGGCAAGTTGAATATCAATTTGGTCCCAAACTCCATCTCTGTCCCTTAGCATAAATATAGGAGAAATTTTATTCGTGTCAGCGGCAAGCTGCGAGTAAGTTCCGGTTGTATCGATGTCGTACGACTTAAGGTATGACGAATAAATATGCGGGTCTTCGCTTGTAAATGTGATTGTTATGTCTTCAGATGTTTCAGAATCTATTGCTCCCTCGAGCCCGGATATATATCTGCAATAGATAAACAGCGGCTGCCCTGACCAAGTTTTTCTCTCGCAATCCCATATTCTAAACATAAGTGTTGTTGGCTGGTCGTACGTGTTTCTTCCATTTGGGCGAATAAGTTCGTACAGGTCTCTCCGCTTGGTAAGTATATCCTGCAAATCCATCCCGTAAAATCTTCCGATAATCGTAAATGTGCGCGAAGAGTTTGTGTTTCCATCGAAAACTCCGCCGCCAGATGGAATTGGAGTAACGATGGTATTAATCGGGTTGATGCCGAGCCCGGCAATTCCGGTTAGCTTGAACCCAAGCTCACTCAAGTCTACTATTTTTCCACTTTCGTATGCTTTTTCTGTCCTGACAGACTCCGAAAAATACGGAGCGCCCCACCAGCTGTAGGCATCTGGGCTATGGTCATGCGTGTGGAAATGCGAGTGCCCTATAAAATGATGCGTCATATATGGTCTGTCTTCGCACTGCCACATGTCTGTATAAAACGGCGATAGCCGTCCCATTGAATCGGCAAGTTCGGTAAATCTAATGTGCAGATTCATCTGCGCTGGTATGGTGAATGTTACATGCATTCTTTGAAATCCGTTAAGACCGCCGCCGAAGTTAGAGGCAGTTTCGCCATATTGGACAGTTCTTGTCGTGTTGGTAACTTGCAGAAGAAACTCATGGTCAGCGCTTCCGCTGTAATACAAACTTGCAGTATAAGTGCCCGCGGCAAGAGAAATGGGATAATACATTTCACAACTTTTAGATGCAAGATTTGTAGGGGTTATCTTGGCTCCAGCTCCATAAATTGAAAAATCCCTGTCCTTTGGCTCGCCGGTAGCGTTGACGTATTCGTATCCATAATCACATGGAGCAACGGTATCACCGAGAACGATATACGACAAGCATGGCTCGTTCGTATAAAACACAGGGTTTTTTATGTAGTTAATTGTGCGCTCTTCCGGTTGTATGATGCTAAAATAGCCATATCTGCCGTGCCCAAGTTCATACCCAGTTTCAACTTTTGGAAGCATTTTTTTAGTAGACATAAGTTACCTTGCTCTCATTCTTAATATTTCGTAAGCCTGTATTGGAGTCGACGCAACCAGCGGAGTGGTAACATTCACATTCCAATTAGTTGTGTTTGACACATTGTTATATTGCTGAGGAGAAATCGTTCCGGTGTTAATTGCGCCAAGTGCTTGCCGAAGTTCGATTGCGGCATCGTGCATCTGGGAGACGGCACCGACTTGTCCGGACTCGAGCCCAAGCTGAAGTCCTTTCATCATGTCTTCGCCAAATCCGCGATACAATCTTGATGGAGAATTAGAGTTGTTCATTGTTGGCACAATGGCGTTGAGCTTTGCAACTTGCTTTATCCACCATATAAGCAATGCCTCGAACTCGCCTTCCATGCCGCTCCTGAGCCCAGCCACGGCGTTCGTGCCTGCGGTTGTAAACGGACCGGACGCTGTTTCCATTATAGTAGATAGTCCATCTGTAAACGTCTGGAAGTCGGCAGTGGTAGTAGTGTTCTCTGTTTTAATGGCATTCGCGGCTCTCACAGCCATTGCGGACGCGGACACCTGTATGGTCGTGTCGTTCTCAAAGGCAGCAGCCGCATTGGTAATTATTTCTTGGAATCCAGTTTCTATTGGAACATCGAGTTTAATTGGCTCGATTGCCTCGCCCTCGCCAAACATTTGCTCTATAAGCTCTTTTTTAGAACCAAGTTCTTTTCCGTCCTTGGAAAGCCCAAGTCCAGTAAGGTTTATAAGTAAATTGGCATTTTGAGTAATATCAGTGTCCGTCGATGTCCCAGTACCAACCCAAGTGATATTGCCGGTATAAGGGTCAATTCCCCATCCGGATTTACTGAGCAATTCTGTAACTAAATCAAGCTTTTGTTTGACAACAATCGGGTCGGTTACAATATCTCCCTGCGCACTTTTCCACTCAAGTTTTCCGGTAGTTGGATTGACGGAAAACCCAGGAGGAAGATTGTAGTAAGTTTTTCCGTCTATTGTAATTGGCTGTTCCAATGCTATTATCGGAAGCCTTTTCATTGTTAAGTTTGCAATAACTGGGTCAAACTCGAGCAAGCCAGTTGACTCGTTGTACGTGTATCCCTGCGGAAGATTCTCGAAGTCCATTTGCCCATTTACCGTAAATGGCTGGACGTACGCTATCGGCGGAGCAACTGATTGCCCAACGCTTGTTCCGCCAAACACAAACTTACCGAGTCCTCCATCGTACGTTATTCCAAGCGGAAGGTTTTCAGATTCGACATGTCCGGTGACATTGATTGTAAATGGCTGGTCAAGAGCGACTGGGTCGAGTGGCGGTATATCAGACCAGTCATTCAGCCAATCTATAAACGAATCGACTTTTCCTGATGCATCATATGCACCGAGTCCGTCAAGGACATCATTAGCATTTTTTACAACATCAACCGCTTCCGCCATGTTTTTTAAGAATGGTGAATCAGCTAAGGAAATTTTCAATAAATCGTAGAATTGGTCGAATATGTTTCCTCCGCCAAAAAGTTCAACATCTTTAAGCACAGCGCCGGCAGTCATAAAGACATCAATCATATACAAATAGTAGTTTACAAAAAACTTCATTGTACCTATCAGTCTAAGAATCATTGCGGCAAGATTTCTAATCACTCTGGTTATGCCGCTGATGTCTATGCTGCCCATTTCATCCATTCCATTCTTGAATGGACCAAGTATTACAGTCGCTAAATCGCCAAGTAGCCCAGCAAGGGTAAGAATATTTGTTAAAGTTGCTCTAAATTCTTCGCTATTAATCCATGAAAGTGCTTTTTTCCCGATGTCCGTTCCAAAAAAGGCATTTTTTAGAGAAGTCCCAAGATTGCCAAATGCGTCTGCAAGATTTTGTGCATTATCGGCATTTATGGAACTTGTTGGGTCGGCAATTTTTTGCGCTCCATACTTAAAAAGCTCTTCGAGTACAACTAATAATCTTGTAAGCGGGCTATCTTCGCCGAAATGGAATGCTGTAATTTTGATAAATTCGGTAAGTATATCCGACACGAACTGCCCAATTTCAAGGACAATTCCTGGTCCCTCTTCTCTTATCCAAGTTCCAAATTTTGATATCCAACCTGGAAGTGTTTCTCTAAAGAATGTTCTAATGCCTGGAACAAGTTCTTCGGTTTTCCATTCAGAAAATTTATCTTTCATTGTTTTCCAAAGCTTGCTTATCGCAGGAGATATATATTTTTCCCATGCTGTCTGCAGTGCCTTTTTAATCGTTGGGCCAAACACCTCTGACCAAAGCGTTCCAAATACATCTTTGAGAGATTTTTGGAGTGATTCCGGGTCAATCTCGACACCGGCGAGAATATCCTTCATAATATTATTAAGATTTTTAATTCCAGCAGACACAAGTCCTTGTGAACTTGGCGATAGTCCTAGATTTTTAAGCCAAATATCAAATCGCCCAATCTTTAAGTCAAAATCAGCCGTCCCAAGAGAGCCGACGATTTCAACGAGCTCGCCAAAAAATCTTTTCGCAGTTGCAAGTTGTCCCGAGCCGAATACCTTACTAAAAATACCACCAGTTTTTCTCAACGCTTCGTAGTATGTCATGTATAATTCTGTGACAACATTGAGCGCTTTTCCCATTTTGTCAAAATCTGCAATCTGCTTATCTGTCATAAGTGTACTTTGAATAAAGTTCTGTACGTGCTTTGCGACAACCTCAAAAACGGGAGCGATTAGGCGCCAGCCAATCATGGTTGCGATGTAGTCTTCGATGTTCGACTTCACCGCTTTCATGGTCAAGCCCATTGACTTGGCAGCATTTGGATATTTATTCTCTACCATTTCTATAAAAGCTTCGAAAAATTCGTCGATGGTAATCTTGCCGGTCTTGATGAGCTCATTAAGCTCTGCGGTTAATTTTCCTGTCTTAATTCCCTCGAGCGCTTTTTGTGCCTGCTCTGCATTAAGCCCAAATTTTTGCATTACGTCGCTTTGCGACATATCTTGAATAAGAGTGTCAAACTCTTGTCTGGTTATCTTTCCATCTGACCCAAGTTTCTGGAGTATTCCAGACATTGTTGTGAATGTCTCGTTAGTTATCTCGCCATTGTCTGCCATGTTTTGCAGAACTTCATTGATAGCTTGCATGTTTGGAACGTCGTAATCGCCGACAAGCCCAACATTTTTTGCCATTTCCTCGAGTACATCATTTACAGGAACAAATGAACCGCGAGCCAGGTCGCGCAATTCTGTGCCAGTGATTTTGCCTTGCGCGCGCATCTGCCCAAAGTTTTCAATAATGCGCTTCATTTCTGTGTCGCCAAGACCCATACCACTTGCAAAATCAAGTACGGATTCTGTAAGTTTCTCGGCTTGGGTTGATGCAAATCCATACGACATTGCAAGTGTGTATACATTTAGGATGTCTTCTGCGCCGAAGATTGTCAAAACTGCGAGTTTACTCGTCCAAGTAATAAGCTCTTTTGTCTGTTCAGTCGCCAGCGCCAGACCAGCGTTGTATTCATCCTTGTATTCATCCGTAGATGGGGATGGGCCCAGCCTTCCGATAACCTCATTTTTCATCAGTGTGTTAAGGCGTGTATATGTAACCTGGAATTCTATGGCGGAATCCGTTGCCGTCTTGAACATATCGCGAATCTTCATACCAAGTTGCCACCAAACACGGCTAAGGTTCATTCCTATTGCCATTTCAAGGACGCGCTGCATCGAGCCGCCCATTCCGCCAAACAAACTTGATATGAGTTTAAATGGGGCGGATGCTATTTTCTTGACCGCACTCCATAGTGTTTTACCGATAGCGCTAGCGACATCCCAGACGACGGATGCCAATTTCTTAAATATCTGCCAAGCAGTTTGTATAACCTTGATGACTATTTTCATGGCATCAACAACTAATTTGGCAGCTGCCTTCATTATCTTGAATGAGATGACAAGTCCAATAACTGCGGCGGCAGCTACCGCAGCGCCCGTTGCTATTGCGGCAAGCGCGCCAGCCGAAATTCCGAGCGTAGAGGAAAGCGCAGCACTTGCGCCGCCGGTCGCGCCAAGTCCCCCTGACAGCGAAGAGAGTCCCGGGACTAATTGTGAAATAATGCTTGTTAGCCCAGATACGGCTCCACTTGAATCATTGAGCATACCAATGACTGCATCGAGGCCATTCTCCAACTCTGTAGATTGGCTTATAACCGCCTCTTGGACTTCTTCGAGTTTCTGGTGCCCTTCAGATGCCTCCGTTGCTGCTTCGCCGGAATTTGCCATCATTTCTGCTAAATATTTTTCCGCTTCTGCCGCATCCGCAGTTGCGCGCACAAGCCTTTCGCGCGCCACTGGTATTCCCTTTTCTGTATTTACCAACTCCTGCATCGCTTTTGAAAGGGCGGCTATGGCATTTCTGTATGCAGCTTGTTGTGTAATTGATTGGGCGTAAATTTTTGACTGTTTTGCAAGTTCAATATTTGCCGCGGAAAGTTTTGTGCGAAGCGCATCTACAATAGGGGCTATTTTTAGTGCGTCAGCAAGATATATTTTTCCGGCTTTTGTAGTTCTTGCAGTTGCCTCGACATTTTTTATTGTTTGTTCATATTTTTGCACCTGCGCAACAGCGCTGTCATAATTAACTTTTACGGCTGCATGATTGCGCATGGTGAGGGTAAGAGACGCAACCTTTGCCGTAAGTGATGTCACTTGAGAAGAAAGGGTGCCTTGTTTTCTTATAAGCTTATCGAGGTTTGTCTGCGCACTTCCGGCCATTGATGTAGCAAATTTTACCTGAGACTGCGCAGCCTTAAGAGTTGCTGCAGCGAGTTTTTCCTGAGCCTTTGCAGCCCTTTCGACAAGTTTTGCCTGTCTCTCCGCTGCCTTGTCTGCCATCTTTTTTGCAAGTAGAGACTGAGCAATTGCAGCCTTATTAGATGCTTCTTCAGCCTTTTTAACAGCACCTACGTATTTTACAAATGATGCTGCAAGTCTCCCGATGTCGTTCGCTACCCCCTTGATACCGCTTGCTGTTACATTTACCCCAAGTGTGTCAAATGCCATGGCATAACTCCTTACGTTGCCTTTGTCTTAACATAATTCAAGGTTGCTGAAATACGATACAGAGCAACCTCTTTTGCTCTGTCAAAGGGCGACAATGCCTGCCACTCTGGAATAGTATATCCAGCCTTTGACCTTGCGTCATGTTCCGTAAACGATGACACCCACCCAAGAGACGCAGTCGGCTGGATAACTCTAATATCTACTGTGTCATCGTCTCCTACCCCTACATTTTGTATTGGCGTGCCGTCAATCAGAATCCCGAAAGTTGTCCGTCGCGTCTTTGACGTCCTCTTCGGCTACTCCAGACAGTCGACCAATAGCCAGCGTCAACTTATTAATATCGCCTTCTCCAGTTTCATACGAACCACCTATGGCTGCGCGATATTTGACCCAAAAGACATAGCGCTCTTCTTGGCTGAGCTCGGCAATCTCGTCGCGACTCCAGCCGCGCGCGCGCAAAATTGCACGAAGTTCGCTCGCCCACTCTTCGCTGTCTGGAGCGGGGAATCCCTTTGGGACACTTTTAACAAATGTGCCCATAAGCACCATGATATCAATTACAGCCATTGACATGCCGACAATATAGTCGTTATATTCTTTCTTGTATTTTGGGTCATCGGGATTTGGCTCTTTGCGCCCAGTATCTTTGTTGTACCATGTTGGAACTTGCGGCTCTTTGAACTCGCGCCGGATGTCACTCATGGTAAATTGCGGAACTGACTTAACGCCAAAGACCACGCCAGTAGAAACTTCTACCGAGTTAAGGTCAGGCGCGTGGCTGGCGGCGCTTTTAGCAACACCAGCCGCGCGCTTAGCAGAACTTTTTTCTCTGTTATTCTCTTCAGACATATTCTCCTCCAGTTAGAAAGAAATGTTAGTTTATTTTTATTTTAGTGGCTTACGAAGCCGAGTCCGAACCTACAACGATAATGCCGGTGCCACCTTCAGTGACGGCGCCGACAGCAAATACCTGATTGGCATCGAGCTTGCAAACTCCAAGTTTGTTGAACCGAACTGCAGTTGGCATTGAGCCAGCGGAAGTTGCGGGTTCCAGCATCCAAGAGTTGCCAGCATCGAGTGTGCGATAAATTCGAGCGGATGTTCCGACGACTGCCGAGACATATCCAGCGCTTTCGCCTTGCCAGACAATGTCCTTGATGGATGCTGGGGATGCGCCAGGCAGATAGAGTTGGCTCCAATGGTAACCAGAGTCGTACGTGATGAACATCGTGCCAGCAGATGTGCCGATAATCCATTCACTTGAGTTGCGCATTGCAACAGCGGTGACATCAATGCCAACGGCTACGGGTGTAGTCGGGGAAAGGTTGAAACTTTCGCCGTCTACGGTGTATACGATAGCGCCATCTTCGCCAGCGGCGACAACATAGGAACCACTATAAACGGCAATCGCGAGCAGATTCTTGGTTGTGGCAACGCCGGCATCGAGCACGGTCACGCCAGAAGCGGGGGCATCGGTCATATAGACATAGCCGCCATCTGCCGCAATAAATGCTTTCATTCCAGTAGAGCGAATTGCATTCGGGGGTTCGACAAAACCATTCGTGGTCTCGGCGAACTCGGGGTCGAAGCTTGCATCTTCTGGATAATTGAAGTCGTTAATGCTGACATAGCTGATTGAGCCTGCATCATTCGAGATGATTACAAGGTAATCGCCGACATCAGCGAGCCCAGCCGCATCTTCTGCGGTTAGCAGGGTGTCAACATCGCGCGCGTACCAGTTAAGTCCGCCATCAATGCTGAACAGCAGGTCGGGTGGAGTACCTGGGCTTCCGCCAGCCGCAATGGTTGTAGCAAAGACCATGTTGCAAGAGCAGCTCGTACCATAGCAACGAGATGACTGGCGAACAAAGACATCAGTAACCTCTGTGGTCAGTAGAGAAGCAGCCTTGCTGAAATAGGACATACGAACGAAGTCGTAAAAGTTTCTGAACGAGATGCTCAGGGTTTCGCGGATTTCCGCACTTTCATCGCTTTGCAAAGAACCGAGGTCATCGGTGCTATATCCAGTCACGCGGACGTGTTCGAGGATTTCGCCTTTCGCAAAAGCTGTTGGGTCGCTTGGGTTTTCGCAGTCGCCAAACTGAAGACGGATGTCAAAGGGTTCTTTGCACCGCTCAAGGTACTGTAAAAGCGAGCGAATGTTTGATGGGAATTTAGCGATGATAGTCGCCGTGTAGCGAGAGTCCTGACCGCTAATTTCATCAACTTCCAGATACTCATTGTAGTTATCTGGGTCCGGAATCTCAACCGGCGTAATTTCACCGTGCGTCCTGCTTACTCCTGTCAGTTTCGCATAGGATGCGTACTGAAGGTCGTGGTCTGCGCGCGCACGATTTTGAATGAAAAAGATGCGTGCATTCCCAGTCTTAGCGGGGACATATACGTTGCTCATGGATTTCATACCATTTACTCCTTATTTTGTTTTTCTATTTGTCTCAGGCAAGCCACAATCTTCTGTGTCACAACCTTGTTTACGGCTGCCCCAAGCTCATCTGGTCTCTTTTGAAAGTCCAGATAAGTAAAAAGCTTCCGTTTGACAAGCTCGTTGTGCAACTCCACTTTTGCTTCGTTAAGAATATCGTCTAAAGGTGGCGGCTCGATTCTTATTCCTGCTGATAGCAATTCAGTGTCATCGTCTCTTACGATACTAATTTGTTGCTTTCCGTCTTCGTCAGTGTATTCTACCAACTTCATTTATTATACTCCATCTTATACAAGCTTTTTATAACCTTTTATCGAATTGAATAAGACTTTTGTACGCAAGAAACTCCCCATACCTCGTCCCGAATGGGTTGTTATAAATAATGTCACCGAACATACGGTACGACTTATCCGCGCCAGCAACGCTCATGTCGGTTTGCAGCAAGAGCGTATGCGCATTTACTTTTGTATTGCCAGCCAATGGTCTCGATAGCCGCGCAGTGGCAAGTAGCGCAATGCAGCGCGCGAGTGTTGGGTCAAGATTGTCGTCAAAGGCATTATCCGCTTCCTGGCATTTATACCCGCTGTAATACCACAGCTTAATAAATTGCGGCGTTCCGCAGCACACACTAAGGCAATCATCATTTGGTGTTGCTGTTACAAAATCTGCACGCGCATTCTTCAACGACAAATATCCGTCCTGCGTTGTGCCATCGCTGTAAACAAATTGAGCGCTTACTTGAGATGTATCATTGTATTCTCGATAAACATCTACAACTGTAACAAGGTTATCAGTATTGCTAATATCAATGTTAATGCTGTTTAGGTCATTGGTAATGTGTGCGTGTTTGATTTCCGGCTTGATAAATTTCCATGCATCGAACTCCATGGTAAGCACAGAGCCATTGACGTACTTCCGTTTTGGCGGTCTGATTTCGTAGACCTGCTCGCCATGATTACCGTCAAAGTACGCCTTGTATTCATGCTTATTGAACGCGGTCGTGCCGGTATTGATAACAATACGCGCGGTTTCCGCCCAACCATCGCCATCTGTGTCAACATATTGGACACAGGCGTTCTCAGCAAACGCAACCGCCCGCCTTCCGCCAGCGATAAACTTGCGCTTGCGAATACGAACTGCTGAACGGTTTCCGCGGACATCATATATTGACTTCCCGACAAGTGGGTCGTAGTGGTTCGGCAGGTCAATCAGCTCTTCTTCTGTCCAAGTCGGCGCGGGCCAATACCCAAGATACTGAGAAATTTCATATTCAGCTCGGCTAATCTCATATGCGAGCTCTTCGCGACTTACATTATTGCGCAAGTCCCAAGAATGTTGCTGCCAAGTGACATCGACATTCGGAGAACCAGCTCCATGTGGGAAAAGCGCAGAGCCATCTGGTAGATTAATCTGCGCACCCTGATTAAAGAACACGGGATTGATGCCCATAATCTCAGCATAACGGTCTATACTTAAAAGCGTTCTGGTTTGTACAACCGGAAATCCGGTTACGTAGTCAAGTGACTCTTCAATGATTGGGTCGGCGATGACCATTACATGAATTGTTTCTGAAAATGGCTCAGGCGGGACATCGGTTGTTGTTATATCACAAGTAACGTCGTATGTCTCGCCAACTGTTCCGCCAGATAGCAAGACGGTAACAATATCATCAACTTCCGAGTCTGCGAGAATGGTTATGCCAGTATCTGCTGTTACGGCGTAACTTGCAATCGGCGAAAAGTCAGACCAGTCAAAGGCATGGCTGAGAGAGGAGCTGAGGTTTTTGGTAAATGTTTGTGTCATGCGAGTTCCTTTTGCGCACATGGCGCGATAAACTAATTTACATTATACCATAGCGCTAAGCCAGAATGTTACGGCTCGTTGCCAATAACGTAGACTCGCGAACATTGCTGTTGAGACAACTGTTTGTTATCAGCCCTCGCGCCTCTGCTTGACATCGGGGCAACTTGTTCTGTAATGCGCTTAAGTGGTGTTGCTCTTTGCGCAAGAGGCTGCTCATTTATTTTTACAGCTCTTCCTGAGGCTGCTTGCGCACGAGATAACACACTTATCTTCGTGGCTCTGCCTGAGGATGTAAGCGCAATGGGCTCCGCACTTGTTTTTACTGTTCTATCTGAACTCATTTGTACAGGCAGCAATGTGCCTGTCTTTACAGTTCTACCTAAAATCACTTGCACAGCAAGCGGTTCGTTTATTCTTGTAGTTCTATCTGAATCCACTTGCGCAAAAGGCTGTTCACTTATTCTTGTAATTCTATCTGAAGACAATTGCACAAGAGGTCGTTCGCTTATTCTTGAGATTCTGTCTGAAGCCAAGGTTGTTTTTTGGCTTTTTGTTATATCACAGACTCTACTTTCTTCGGCGTCAAGCCCGCTTGTTGTTGCCATGCCATTTGTCATGCTGTAACCGCAACTATCTGCTGAACATCGCTGCTGTCAAAGTACCTTAATTTATATGCACCGTCTTCACGCTTAAATAATACGCAGTCATATAAGTTATATACATATTGCGCAGATGAGAAATCGGTGTCTGTGAGATTGTTGGAAACCGTGTTGAAATGAAAACTATAACCAATCGTGTTGCGTGAAAAGCCATAACCAACCACATTGCGCTCGAAATACTCATCAATTATATTTGACGTGAATTGAGAACCTACTACATTGTTCTCGAAGTTTTTACCAATTGCGTTGTTGCAGAATTCTCCCTGAGTCGTGTTATTAGTAAACTCGTCGCCAATTGCATTATTATTGAACCCGGTAGCAATCGTATTAAATCTGAAGTTATAACATATTGTGTTTAAAGTGAAGGAGTAACCAATCATATTGGCATGGAAGTAATCGCCAATTACATTATTGGAAAAGTAATCGCCAATTACATTATTGGAAAAGTTATCACCAATCGCATTGTTGTAGAATTCTCCCTGAGTCGTGTTGCGCGAGAAATAAAGGTTAGTTATATTGTTATGGAACCCACCAGCTATCGTGTTATTATCAAACCCTTCGCCAATTACATTGGAATAGAAACTGTCGCCAACTATGTTATAGGAAAAATCATTGCAAATCGTGTTATTTTTGAAAAATTCAGCAATTGTGACAAAATTAACTGTTCCAATAAAAGTACTTTGTGGCAAAAGATATTCTGGACACGTTTTAATATACACACAATTAGAGTATTCGAGATTTTGAAAAAGTGGAAAATCATCGTAAGTAGTAGCGCTCGGCACGCCATTCCATGATACAGGAGATGCATTGAAATAAGTAAAGGAGGACAAGTCAAGTAGAACATGCCAATAGCTGTTTGTCTGACCGCTTGGCTCATTGCCGACATTTGAATCTACAACCGACTTATATACCTTTCCACTGTTCTCATGACTTACAATGCTGCCCTTGCTATATGTAGTCTCAATAGCCCAAGCAGGAGCGTTTGTGTTCCATCGGCGCGTAACACAATTGCGCCAGTCAGATGGTGCTTGTATTTCTTTAGCCGTGTCGTATCTTGATATAATAACACCTTTCCATCCTGGAATAATCGTATAGTTGGATGCAAATGATGTGTTGCTTAGCCAGTTAATGGGGTTCCAGTCGTAATAAATAACATCTTCTGGGTGTAGCTCTGACTTAGCTTCTGCATGAATCTTGTCAATAGCAATGGCTGTAACTATCAATGGCTCGACTGTACCAACAATGACTCCATCTCCCGTTGTGTATTGTGTGCCGTCTCCATCAACAATGTAATGCGTTGTAGCAAAGTCAGTAATGCGATACATGCCACCAACTACAAGTGCTGCGTTTATAATTGCATCAACTAAGTCGGCATACAAGATATCTGTAATACCGCCGCCACCACCGCCACCACCGCCGCTTCCAACTTGCGGCTCTTCAATTGTCATATTAAGAACTGTCTTGCCTTTATATCCACCGCCAAGACCATCTACCCAAGATGGACCATCAGATGTAACTATCATTTGTGCAGGAATGCTGTCCTTGTCAATAAAAGACAGTTTGTACTGTATCCCAGCAGGCGGAAGATTCAACTTTGTATAAGTTTGCACATCAATCCATGCGTTAGACGCATCAGCCCAATTTCTCACAACTTTTACTTTCATATCAAACTCCTCTGTTTTAATATATCAATGCAGTTCTGGGTGATATTCCCAAAGCGCATTTACTTTTTCTTCCAGTGCTGGGTCGACTGGCGGCTCTACCGGCGGAACGACATTGATTTTCTCAACGTAACTTGGACTGCCAGAGCACCAAGCCCCAACGCCAACGCGCAGCCAGCCATTCGATTCTTCAAAGACACCTAAAATTGCTCCGCGCTCAACTGCGTATAGCACTTTATATCCAGTGCCAATTCCAGCGCGAATGTTCAGCGCGTATGTAATAACTTTTACTTGGTATAACATTTCTTCACCTTCCTCTTCATCGTGTTCTATTATAAGCGGGAGCGGGTCCACGGCATTGTAGACATATCCGCCAGGAACTTGGGGCGCTGGAATGTCCCATCTGTATTCAAAGTGTAGATGCGGTCCGGTGCTGAAGCCAGCATAAGGGTCATCTGTGGCGCCGCCTGACAAGCCAATAAGTTGTTTCGCAACAACAGTATTTCCAACAAAGACATCACGTCTCGACAAATGCCCATAAATTGTGATGCCATGCGAATGTCTAATTCTAATGTGCCTGCCATAGCCGTTTGTGTCATCGCGTGATACCTCTACAACGCCATCGGCAGCAGCGTAAATCGGATTCCCAACGGTATAATTAAAGCCAAAGTCTAGCCCATTGTGCCCGCGCGAAGTAGGATACCAAGATGGATTGGCTCCAAAGTTTTGTGTGATATAAGCCCACTTGTCGCACGGTCTGTAAAGTTCTGTCAGCGGTGGCATTGGCGCAGGCGGTTCATATTCATCGCCTTCGAGTAACAAGCGCATATACTCAACTTCGCCAGCCATAAACTTGTTCAGGTCAAGACCGCCAGAGTATCCAGGGAGGCTGCCATTTTCTCCGATGTACTGCCAAAACATGCAACTAATCCAGCCCTCTGGCATGTAGTCTGGCAGGTCTGCCTCTCTTCCGTAAAACGCGTTCCAAAGACGCCGATTGGTATAATAGGCGCCATTCATAACTTGCTGCCACATATACTCAGAGGTATAAATGCCAAGTGGTTTTCCGAGCTGCGCCTCGCCATGTTGCATAAAGTCATGCACGGTTTGCTTTTGCAGCTTGTCTGCGCCATTTTCGACTTCAACATCAAGCCAATATCCAAGTGGGAAGCCATCTAAGGACATGATGGTCTGCCCAGCATAGGCTGGTCCAAAAACCTTCTCCAAGTTAATGCTGTATTGACGCGCCTTGAACTGATTTATCTCTTCGATGAATGTGCGAACTTGATTTGCAACTGGCTGGTATTCTGTCAGAAAGAAGTAGACTCCGACTGGAATACCTCGTCGAGTGAACTCGTTGTAGTGAGTTTCAAAATGCATCTCTTTGCCGTAAGGGGCATCGTACTTCGAGCCATAAGAACATCGAATAATAACGCCACTTACTTGGTCGGCAAGAAGGTCGTAATTTACATTTTCCGGCGCTTGATATTTCGATATGTCAATAATTGGTTTCATGTTATTCCCTGTGTAAGTGCTGATTAATCAATATCGTAATCTCACTCAATCCATACAAAATCACTGCTATTCTTAGTGGTGTCCATGTCATAAACACTATAACAAAAAGTGCCGATACAAAAGATGCGCACCAATAGCAATCACAAAACTGTGCAAGCCAAATCAGAAACATCTTCGCTGTCTTGCTGTTCAACTTCTTTGACATAGCAAGGAGCTTCATTGTGCTTAAGAACGGCACTGCGCGCTCTACATAAATTTGGTTAGCGAACCTAACAGACGCGAACGGCGCCATGATTATGCTTGCAAGTAAAATTATAACATATCCAAGTGTCATAATTATTCCATTTTTATCTCGACAGGCTTTTCAATCGGCTCTCTCGCGATGGAGCTTGACACAATTGGCTTGAACAAATGCGGGGACACAGCAATGTCATCCTTGTGCGCAAGCATTTGCTGCCCGCCCTGATGATATCCATAGTCAATGCGTGTAGCCGCTCCGACGACTCTGTGATTTCCGATGTTATTGCTTGTATAAAGAACAAGAACAAAGTTGTCATCTTTCATTGAAAGCACATCTACCTTTGTAGCATTGGTATACGCAACTTGTTTCACACTTGGGTGGGTAGTCGCTTTTTTTCCGCAACCGCTGCATGGACTCATAGCAACTCCTGTATACTTTTTGATAATTTGCTTAATTGATTTGTCATGACTGCTCTTTTCTTTTTTGTTTAATCCACTGTTGCCATTAACAACAATTAGTGGCTCTGGTATACGGGTATAGCATGCGCCTGTATGGGCAATGCGCCAATGGTAATCTGCGTCTTCAATGGTCTTAAGCGACTCGTCGAACCCGCCGATTTTATCGTGAAGTTTTTTGTCAACCATTACCGAAACGATAGTCCATTCGTATGGCTCTTTTTCTGGCTGCCTTTGAGCACGAGCGCAATCGTAGTCAAGTGATTTAGCCAGCACATGCGCAAGCTTGTTTCGCTTGTCAAAAGAACGAAATCTGCTGCCGTATTTTTCTTTTGCAGACTGCTCGTCTTTTTCATTGACAGAAAGAATATAGTCTGAGTAAATAACATTCCCGTCGAGAATATATGCACTATACATTTTTTCAAGAGCATCTGGAAGCAGAGTGTCATCCGCATCCAAGAAGAACAGGATGCCAGATTTCGCATGCTTCGTGCCTATGTTCCGCGCCGCACCAGCTCCGCGCCCGCCGCCAGTTGTGTAATACTCTGGAAACGGAAATGCTTTTTTGAAATCGTCCGGCAGCTCTCTGTCAGAGTCGTATACAACAATGGCTTCCCATCTGCGGAATGTTTGAGCCTCAAGGCTGTCAAGAGCATTGCGCAAAAGGCTTTCATGTCCAATTCCACATGGAATAATCACGCTAACTTTTGGCAAGTCGTATTGGAATACTTTGTGGCTAATGTTTTTCGGGGTTGCCAGGCTGGCGAATGGGTGCATCCCGTCCTTTACCCACGGATGGTCTTGCAGCCAGTCAACCTCTTGGTACTCAGAGTTCCCACTGACAAGTCCACTCATCCACGAATAAATGAACAGCGGCTTTTGGCTCGCGAGCGCGCCGCCCATCCCAGCTGCTCCTGCGCGAATCCACATTTCTGCGTCTTCGCTCCCTGCTCCGACTGGAGAGTATTTTCCCCTCTGACCACCAAGTCTCTCCCAAGCTTCGCGGCGTGACACATTGCATGTTGGGACTTGGTTTTGCTTTCGCAAAAACTTGTCGTATGTGTACTCTCCTGGCCAGTCGGATACTCCAGTTTCCCCACTCGGCTTAATGTATTGCAGGCGAGTGTAAGCCGTATACACCGAAGAGTTTTTCTCGAGATAGTTTGTGCATGTCTCTAAAAACTCTGGCGCGATGGCGTCATCGGCATCCAGACAGCAGACGTATTTGCCACTTGAAATTTTAGTGCCAAGGTTTCTGGCGGACGCAACGCCGCCATTTGGCTTGCTAATAAAAACGATATTGACGTCCTTATGTTTTTTTATTAACTCAACGGCAGGCTCTTTCGGATTGTCCTTGGAGCCGTCGTCTACTATAATGAGCTCCTTTGGCTTCTGGGTTTGCGCACACGCACTTTCGATTGAGCGAGATATGCTTTTTGCGTAATTATAAACAGGAATAATTACGCTTACTGTATTCGCTCTTTGCTTTTTCTCAAGTGCTGCTTCAAATACTTGATAAAGCTTATTAACCGAATCCTTCCACGGATAGTTCTGTGCGAGCACAGAAGAGTTTTTGCCAAGTACCTGAGCGTTGTCCATACAATACTCAAGTCCGCGCGCCAAGTCCTCGTAATTGTCTGGCTGTGCTAAATAACCATTGACCCCATGCTGAACTAAAATCTGGTTTCCGCCATAGTCCCACCCAAGTATCGGGCACCCAGAAGCCATGGCTTCGAGTATACCAATGCCAAACGTTTCTTTGACGAGCGAAAGGTACAGACTTGCGCGCTGAATGATATCTTGCATTTTGTCGTGTGGCTGCTTGCCGATAACCTGCATGTTTTTCGGTGGAGCGCCGTCGCTGAATGTGGATATAAACTGAAGCCTTGGGAACATTTTCGCCAAGCGAGTGACAGCTGCTGGGCTGCAAACATCGCCAGGTCTGTTCTTGTTCCAAAGCGCATATCCTTCATGTCTTTTATTGTGTTGCCACTCTTGCCATTCGATGCCATGGTAAATGACTGTTGGCGAGATGTGCATGTCCCTCTGAAAAACCTTTTGCACCCACTCCGACGGAACGGTAATCTCTTGCGCAGAGCGAACCGATTCAACTATGTCCGCATTCGCCATATACTCTCCACGGTTTGCATTGTAATCGCCTGTCCAGTACAGCCCATGAATGATGGAGACATCGCAATGCTGCTTAGTTACGCCAGCATGCCCAACGATAAGTTCAGCATCTCTTGGAGAGTTGACAAACTCTACGCCGTGGTCTTTTTCCAAGTATTCAACGTACTTATGAACCACTGCGCTAATCCCAGACGCCCTATCGCCTTCGCTCCCCTTTCCTGGAACCATCAGTACTTTCATGTACTATTCCTTCGCAGAATCTTCGACAGCAACTTTTGTATTTTTTCTGCGCTTACTAACTTTCTTTTCTGCGACCTCTTCCGTCGCGGTCTCTTCCTGTACTTGTTCTGGCTCGATATCGGCAGTGCGTTCATCGGCTTTCCTGTAAATACTTTCTTGTTCTGGCTCTGGCATTTGCAATGGCTGAGGCTCTAATTTTCTAAACAATACCATCGTGTCGCGCGTTTCGATATATTCGTAGTTGGCATCTTTCATTAAAGTGTTGTCAATAACGGCAGCAACATCGGGCCAGACATCCCGCTTGTAGTCATGGAGCGCAACCAGTCCTCCGATGGCAAGGTGCGGGAGCCAAGACTGAATATCTTTTGTTAAGCCATCGGTTGTGTGGTCTGCATCAATTATTAAAAATGCAATTTCTCCTTTATACCATTCGTTGCCGACGGTCGAGCTGTCCCCTTTGATTTGATTTGGAAGCAGGTGTTCCATCTTAGCGTTCTGAAACGCATGCAACTCGTTGAGCATCCCGCCAAACGGATTATCATCATCGCGCATGTCAACTGTGTAAAATGTAACGGCAAGGTCTGGTCGCTGCTCAATGATTGCCAGTGCGCTCGTGCCAGCGCCAGCGCCGACATTTACAACAATTGAGCCAGCGGCAAGAGAATCAGCTGCCTCCATCAGGAGCTGCGCTTCATCCATCTTTAAAAAGCCAAAGGCTTCAACTAACTTTTTTGTTTTTTCTTTCACTTTTCTTCTCCAGTTCTTTCTGTTCTGTTGTGTATTTTATCATCATTTCTTTGTCTTCTTCTATAACCCCGCTAAAATCCGTTTTTATTCCCTCGGCATCATTCACTCCATTTGTATATCGCACAGGATACTGCCGAGTTCCAAATACGCGATACTTTTCGCTGTTATTATTTACAATGCTTGTCCCCTCCAATTCGACATCCCATGCCGAGTGCCTGTCTTTCGGAAGCGCCTCCAACACTTCTATTAGAAGCTTTCTGTTCCAGATGCCAGCTTGAAGTGACATCTGGTATTGGCTTCCATGCGCTTCGATGATATCATAATGAGCAACATACCCGACATCTTTCATCCCTCCTGCGTACAGCCTGTCGGTCGTAAGGTCAATTCGCAAGATGTCATCTTCGATAATACCAGCGAGCTTTGCCACACCACTCACATCTACTTTTCTGATTAGCCAGTAGTCTTCCAGAAGAATGACAACTGCATTGTCGGTAATGTTTTTTAGATAAATGAGCAGTCCATCGACCCACTTTTCACGCGGGAAATCAATCGGGTCAACTGACACGAGATGAAAATTACTTGGGAGTTGTATTGTTGGCACAGAGTAGCACATGATGTCAACTGACCCCCCCCAATATTTATTAAATAAAATTGAAAATGGCTGAAGCGCCCAGTGTCTTTTATTGTAAACAGGAACTACGATTCGCATATCTTTGCATCCTTCACTTTTTGATAATATCTATTATACCCTTAAATGAAGACAATTTCAAGAGAAAAGAGTGGCGAGATTGTCGCCACTCTTTTTGTTGATAACCTAACCTTGTGGTTAGTCTTGCCGCTGAGTCCAGTAAATAGTATCAGACGAGCGCATTGAAACGCCGCCGTCCAAGAAGTAGGCGTCACCAGGATACGGTGTGCGGATGTGCTGCAAAGGAGAATACATAACATTCTGAATCTTGCCAGCAAGCTGGGGAGTCCGAAGGATAATTCTCTGCTCAGAGCGCAGATGGAGCTGATAGCACCAGCCTTTTTCATCGGTGATAGCCCAGCCGTAAACGCCATCGTCAGTCCAGAAGGACTCGGTGCCACGAAGCAGACCAAGGTCGGTGCTTGCAGCGCGATAGTCGAGGTACTCACGATAGGTCACGGGCATGTTGCCGTTGATACGAAGCGGAACAAAGTAGATGCTCGAGGTATATTCGCCAGAGCCCACGACGGTAGTTTCGTTAATACCAGTGTCAACAATCACAGGATAGCGATTGCCGTTGATATCAATGTACTTGCCATTGCGCATGGCGTCGCGAGTGGCGACATTGACGTTGTCATTCAAGACGACAGCGCCAGAGGCGGTTCCGGTCACATCGCAGCGGCTGGTCAAGTATTTACAAGGCCAGACAGCGCTGAGTTCAAACCACAACTCGGGACGCATCACAAGCACCCAGTCAACAGGGTCGAGACCCATGTTCTGAGCATTGCTGCGGAGATAGAATTCCATCGCGGAAAGATATTCAACGATGTCCTTAGAGCCGCCATCGATGTTCTCGCTCTCAAAGTCCTTGACATCGGAGTCGAGTGCCGGGGCAAGAGCGCCGGTACGCCAGTCGACAAGTCCAGTAGCAATCAGGGTGTCGAGACCGCGGAATTGCGGCATTACACCAGTGCCCTGCCAAAAGTCGCGGCTCAGAGTGCGCTCGGCACGAACAGCCGCATTGACCATTTCTGACTTGGTCATGATTTCAATAGCACCACTTTCGCTGATGCCAGAGGGGGCGACATTTGAATCGCCAAGTAAGCGACCGCGCAGCATGAGGTCAGTCATGTCGCCGCGGTTTTTGAGCAGCATGGTTTTGTAGATGTCGATAGTCCGAGTGTCCTTGCGAACCAAGCCAAAGGCGGCTGTAAGTTCAGCGCCCTTCATATAGCCAGCGGGCGCATCGGCACACGGCTCTTCCGGACGGTCTGCGCTATCTTCCATAATGCCGAGGATAGTTGCGAACGTCGGGTTTTCATACACAGACGGGATTAAAGGGAGTACCGAGCCGATGCCTTGGGGGCGAATCATCGCCGTGATGACATTGCGGTCAATACCCTGTCCCGCGAGCAAACCGCCTTGCCCGTGCAAATTTTGCGCATTCGGGATGGCAGCTGCCTTGTTTAGATTTTCTGCAACCTGCGACATTGCATCGGCGAGTTGCTGGTTAATAGATTTTTCCATTTTTCTAATATACTCCTTATCAGTTTTTCTCGCCAGTGATTTTTTTGATAACGCTTCGCAAGCTTAGTTCGCCTTCTGGCGCAAGTGGCGTCTCGGCAGGAGCGTCATTGTAGAGAGGGTCATTCTTTTCGAGCACTGGAGCATCGTAAGGCGACCTGGAAATGCTCTTATCAATAAGACCTTTTCCAACAATCGAACTTAAGGTGTTCCCAGGTGTAAGTGATTTTTCATTGAGTGATTTTTCGAGTTGCTGATTTTTTGCAGCAAGCTCTTCGACAGACTTCGTCAATGCCTTTTCGATACTGTCCAAGCGCTGGGTTACAACGCCAGTCAAATATTCGATAGTCGACTTGAGTTGTCCAACCGTAACGGCTTGGGAATCCTCATCGACATCTTCTACATCCACAGACTTAGCCTCTTCGACCGGCGCTTCCGCCTGCTCAGTTGCTTCAGTTTCCTGCGGCGCTTCAGAAGCTTCTTTTGCCTCTTCGGTCTCTGCATTTCCTTCGGTGTCAGGTCCATCAATGCTCTTACGCTCGCGCAAAGAATTCTCGTCCGCTAATTGTTTATTGCGGGATTCAACAGCCAGAATGTCCTCATCGGACATGCCAGAGTTTTTGAGAAAGTCTTTTTGCTCTGTTGACATCATATTTTTCTCCTTGTCAAGTATATAAATACTCGTCATTTTATTTGCCGCCGCCACCAGCGGTAGAATACTGATTTCTATTGTAACATACTCATCTATAACTTTTTCATCATTTTCATTGCGCTTTACAAATGTCATGCCGTGAGATGTTCCAAGTTCTTTGTTCATTTTTGCGATATTCTTAACGACTTTTTCCATGTCTGTATACACAAAACCAGTCGCCATTGCAATGCCATTCTCTTCGTCGTAAAAGAGATAATCAGCTTCGCCAATTGCCGTGCCCTTGAGGTGCCAAATCCATAACTGAGGATATGGCAACTCCTTGTTCTGCACCTTGCTGATGAAATTGATATGCGCCTCTTTTGACAGGATGTCGCTCGGATAGTCATCGTCAAGATAATTGGAAGAATAAGCTGCGAGCCAACGCAACTTGCCAGTGCTCTTATCCTTCCACAGTGTAATGGGAGAGTCGTTATCTTTAGCTCCGCCAATATTTCTGAATATGTCTTTTATGCTCATTGGTTATCTCCTTATTTCAAAGCATTCTCGCCCTGCAAAGCAAGCGCAAGCAGAGCTCCAGATATACTTTTGGGTTCTAATAAAATTTTATCTGGCGCAGTCCATGAGACTGGCTTGCCATCTGGGTCTACTAAAATCGCAATAGATATTACAGACAGTCCGCTGGACTTCGCAACACTTTGCAAGCGCCGAATGACGCTGAGCCATTCTGGGTTTATATCTTCTGGTAATTTGCCATGTTCCATCATTTTCGCATCCCGAGCATTCTTAACTGCTCTGTAATAATCTCTCTCATCCCGCTGACAAAGTACGCTCTGTGTTTTTCAGCTGTTGCTTTGTAAAAATGACGCGCCTCAATTCCAGGCATCGTAACATCGGCACCAATATACGAGACGCCTCCAGAGCCCTTTCTCGAGCCAAGCCACCCAGGACTGGTTTTCGGCATGAAGTCTCTTGTCATAATGGCGCGCCTTACATCGGTGCCGCCTTCTATGAAATTAAATATTGGCTCATCTGTCCAAATACTTACAGTTATACTTTTTGCACTTATTCGGCTGTTGATGTTAAAGTCAACTTTGTGGTTCCATGTCCTTGTTGCCGATTTCATGTCTTTAATCATCGCCTTGCCGACTTTTTTAACAAGCCCCTCTGATTTCGTTTCCATTTGATGAACCATGACCTGTCCAACAGTTCTTGTTGTTGGCAAAAATAATTTCGGAAAAGCTTTGTCAAGCGTAAGTGCGAGTCCCGTTAAGCGAAACCTATAATTAATACCAGCCATTTAGAGCTTGCCAGCCTCCCTGTCCTGATAATTCTGGGTTTCGTCAGGAGCGTTTACAGTTGGCTTTGGCTGCCTTCTGCCTACTCTTTCATTATCGGCGTACGACTCGTCTGGCATTGCAGCCTCCCTGTCGGATGGGCCTTGCCTGCCACGTCTGCGGTTGGGCGTAGAGACAGGGCGCTCCTGTGGAGTGCCATCGTAAATCATGCCATCCCCATCTGAGTCGCGCGGAAGCTTTGCGTTTGGGTCGTCGAGCTCGGATTCAGGCGGGAAGCGCCATTCAATGGCGGCTATTGCTCTGCGCGCCTTGCGGATAGACTCTGCGGCACGCGTTCCGACAAGAAACTTCATGATTTCAATCTTTTTATCATTGGCGTTTTCTGAAGTGCAATCTCCGAGCCACTGCTTGTACTCTTCGTCTTCACTATAAAACAAAACTTCTACGCTCACGCCAGTATCGAGACGCCCATCAGTAAGCTCGAGCTCTTCGAATTGCGCCTGTGTAATTTCTCCGCGGTCAAGCATCAACTGCCGTTCAACGCGGGCATCGGTCACGCCGGCTTGGATATTGCGCACGCGTGTATATGAGCGTACACTTCCAATCTCGGCACTCTGTCTGTCTTGCGAGTCGTCCTGAAAGTCAAATTCAGCCTTAAGGTAATCCGGCAAAACTTTGGTATTGAGCATGTGCTCAAGCACCGAAATGATATGACCAGGACCTTTTCCGCGCTGTTTGATGTGCGTAATAATAGCCTCCGCCTTAGACGAGCCAGCATCGATGCTCGGGAAAAGTTCACGCGCATCTACGCCAAAAGCCATCGCAATAACAGCCATGCCGAGAATGGTGGATTCTTTTTCATCGAACCACTCAGGAGCTTCGTTCAGGCGAATCTGTTCAAGCTTCGGGTCGAGATAGTTTTTATTGCCAACCACAGTATAGGTACTATATCTGGAAAGCCCCGCTTCATCATCGTTCATATTCCCGACTGCCATTGCGTTCTCGAGGTCATCGGGGTCAAGTCCGCCGCCAGTAATCAGAATGCCTTGCGACGGCCTGCTGCCCATGCGTTCTTGTTTATACACGGCGATGTCAAGCAGGTTTTGCGCCGTTGTAATACAGCGCGACACCGCAGAGAAGCCGACATTGTTCATGTCGTATCTTGGCGATGGCGACTGTGAAATGGCGGCAACACGTGTGTGGTGCATTTTGTAACGCTTACCATATTTGTCTGTATAGATAACTGGGAACTCTGGATTAGATGTGCGCGTACACTGCGCAGCATCAAGCACATTCATAGAATAAATCATGCCGCGAACGGGCGTGTCCGAAGCTCCATCTGCAATAAATTCTACAAATGCGCCATTGTCCTGTGAGTGATATTCTTCAACCCACTTGCTGATAAAGTGCTCCCAGCCTCCACCGAACTCCGTGTAGTTCCTGAAGTAATCTGTGTATTCATCGGCAAGAATAACGTGCTGACGAATCGACCTGTCCTTTGGAGTAATATGCAAAGGAATCGCCGCAATCTTTGTGCAAAGGTTATACATTGCGCCAGAAAGGTGGTCAGACCTTTTGAGAAGGTCTCTAAGCTGCGAGTCCCTGCGTCTACTCCACCACGGAGCCACAGAGCCATTTTGTCCCGCGAGCATAAACAGCAGAGAACTTCCACTGTCAATATCCTCTTTCACCTCTTGCCGAACGCTATTGTCAATTGCTGCTTGCAAATTGCTGTTTTTACTTCTCGCTGCCATTTGTTCTCCTTATCTGCGAAGGCTTAGCCGTCGTATCTTCATGCGCATATTGTCCATTTGCCTGATTTCCGAGACGATATAGCGCTCACAGTCAAGCATGTGGTATGTTTCTTTATTCATAATCTCGTCGGAGTAATCGCCATTTGGAAGGCGCTTGCGGCGATACGAGCTTTTTTCTTCAATGATTTTAGATAAATCATCGAAATAAATTATACCATCTGCGGAATGCTGCGCGTACACTCTTGCAATGCCAACATCGACATCTCCGACAGATGGTCTGTTTACTTGCAGCCCAGCCTGCGAGAACTCTGTTCGCCATTGCCCTTCGCTTTTGGCGCCGCCGTAGCACACGGGCATTGATGGCTCTCCAGAAAGCATATCGGCAACATGCTGTTTGATAGTTTTGTTTCCAGCCAAGTACTCTTTGTATGCGTATAGTTTTTTGGTTTCTGGCTCTTCTGCATAGAAAACAGCCGCCATGTGAGTTCCGCCAAAGTCGACCCCGACATAGCGCGCCCAAGTTTCTGGGATGTGAAATCGTTTGGTGGTGTGCTTTTCTGTATCAAAGTTATTGTAAATCAAGAACCTTCTGGTTGTTTCTCTCCCGCGATAGAACATGCTGAACTCTTCTTCGGAAAGCGTGTTTTGCGCTTCGGCAAATTCTGCTTGCGAAAAGAGCGGGTTCACAGTAGAATCAAACTGAACCAGGGTCGTGTTTGTTTCGTCTGATTCGGTATAGTCGATATCCCCGACATCTGAATAGATAAAATCGGTTGTGCCAGTCGCGAGAGTCGGCTTTACGATGCGTGTCAAAAACCAGTTGTAGGAATACAGCGTAGTTGTCATCAGAATGCGCCCACGCCTTAATGCCAAGCGCCTGCGAATTGCGTTATAAGCGCTATTACTGAATGCATCTTGTCCGACCTCATCGAGCCATGCTGCCGCCGCGGTCGAAGACTCGAGCCCAGCGAGCGCGTCTGCAGAGCGCAGAATAATACGACCCCACATAGAATCATCGGCGCGCTTGGCCATGTATTCGCCAGTTTCTGGGTTGCGCAGCTCAACGACCTTCATGCCAGACCAGTATCTTCCAACATCGTAAATGCCTTCGAGTACATCTAATATAGACGGAAGCATCTTAAGCTTGAAAAGGTCGTAGGTGGCAGTTACCGCCAAATAGTCTCCGCGCCCCTTGCCATCTACTGGGTCATAAATCTCATTGTAAAGCCAGTGCGGACCAAATGTCGTGTTGTGAGTCGGTATATAACTATTGGTAATCAAATAAGAATGACTTGGGTCATCTACCGCAATGCACTTTGTAGGAACGGACGCTACCTTTACAATGCTTGTTATCATGCGCTTCCCGTTTCCATTCTCAATCGCATAATTTTTATAACTGTCGGAGTATTGCTTATACGCAACTGGCTGTTTTGCGTAGATTATCACGCGATACGAAAAGCCAACCTGCCTGCGGAAGATGGTTTTATAAACAGGCTTTCTTTCAATGCGCGCCATTGCCCCAATTGAACTGACAAGCCGCGCAACATCGCTGGCAAGCCTTTCGTTGAGCGTGTCAAAAACAACACTTCCATCGGTTCGGGCAATCGCGCTCGTGTCCAAGATGCCAGCGAGGAGACTTCGCCGAAGTGTAATCTTTGCGCTGAAATAAATTTCTGGGACATGCTTATTTTGGATAAGCTCGAGCTTACGCATGCTTTCTTGAAGAATCCTATCGAAGTGCTTGCATGAAGAGTCGTTGTACGCGCCAAGCCATTTTCCAAGAACATACGGATGGATTGGAAGCTTGATATCCGCGTCACCCTCGATAGATTCGGCTGCATCAACAGACCACCTTATTCCGTCGTGCATGCCATCGTATAGCTCAATGGTTCGCGCGACAATTTCGCCTGTCAGGCGGTCTCCCGTAGTAACATTGCGGACAAGCCATTGGTGGTCTCTTCCGGCAATGACTTCGGCGCCATCGTCAAATGTTATTCTGTAACATTCGTGGTCTGTAAAAATCGGAGAAACGTAAGTAATAAATGTTACGTCGCCGTGGCGCGTATACACCTCATCGCCAACCTGGAGCTCGCGCATATAGCGCATTCCGCTTGGGGTAGCGACAAGCGTTTCAAGCGCTACATCCTTGCCGCCCTGCGTTCCTGCCGCCATAACAACGTAGCGTTTATCGCTTTCTGCGCAAAGTAGCTGTCCCTTATGATACGGAACTGGCTGAAGGTCGACTCCATGAAGATGGTTCTTCGGCCAGGGCTTCATCTGGAATCGCCCAGCTGCCTGCTTCAATTTCTCTAACTTCAATTGCGTCATTGCGTCCGTGCTGAGGTATTCCTCTAACGATTTCATCGGCGAACTCCGGTAGCTCCTTTCTTACTTGTTCTATGGTTATTTGTCCAGCCATAACAAGGGCGATAATTTCAGAGCGCCAGTCGATGGTCTTGACGGTAGTCGGCATATCTAGTCCAAGAAGTTTCGCGCGACGCTCTTGAGATTTCAGCAATCTGTCCATTGCGGCGAGGCGTATTTTTGGCGAAGCATCTTCATCCTCAAGAATTTCATAGACCGCCTTTGTGACAAGGTCTAAGCGCTGAAGCTCGAGCGTAATAAATTCTTCGGTTGTCTCTCTTGTTTCTTTGATAGTATTATCGAGTTCAGCACGCACATCGCGCCATGCATCCCGCTCATTGTATCCAGCCCATATGTTATACTCTTTTTCACCAGCAGCAGCAGCTCGATGCAGCTCGTCAGAAATCTTTCTATAAGTATATCCACGCACCCGAAGCTCGGTTGCGTAATTCCTGCGATTAATAACTGAAATGTTTTCTGGTGAAGTTTTAGCCATGCTTATATGATACCACAACATTGTGCAAAAAATATACAACATTTGTGTTATAATAGAAGCGCAAGTACATTTTGCACCTCCCTTCCTAAGGGCAAGGGCTTCGCAAGATTCTTCACTCGAACGCGTTGCATAAAAGCTTACGCGAAGCCCCTCTGCCCTGCCAATCAAAAAAGCCGCTGTGAAATCAGCGGCTTTTTCTTTTAAGTTATAATTATCCTTTTGGTTTTTCGTTAAAGGAGTAGCCAATAACTGGCGTCCCCTTAAGAGCTTTGTATGTAACTTCGCTTGCAAAAATCTGTACGACAAGACCGAGCACATAGGCAGCAAGAATAAAGTACGCGTTGATTGTATTCCAGTCAACTGTAATCTTGAGAAAATAGATGACTGCGACTGCAACAAAAAGCAACAGGTCAAGAATTTTAGCAACCTTGCCTGAATCGCCGTCTTTGATGAGCCCGACGATTTTGAAGATGCTTACAATCATTGAGACCAGCGAACCAGCCGCTCCCAAAATTGCAAGAATTGCGACGATATCTCCTAAGAAATCCATGTTCACTTCCTCCTTTCCCGCTACTGCGAAGTAGCGATTAGTTTTACAAGCGCCCAAACAAGCGCTACAACAAGCGGTGTAATAACAATCCATAGAACTTTGGTGAAATTATCCTTGATTTTCTTTAGGTCAGTTTCGACAACTTTAAGTCTAACGACAATACTTTCTGATGGGTCTCCATTGCCAAGAACCGCTTTGCTTACGCTTGCGGAGTCTGAGCAAATAGATGTCATTTGATTATAAATATCAGCGATGGCTTCCTGGCTTCCGTTTGCAATCATGTTCTTGGCGCGGACGAGGTCGTCCTCCTCTTTGATATTCTCCCAAATGATTCTGTTCTTTTCTTTAATTGTTTCAGGCAGCAATCTTGGCGACATTGATACTCCTTCGGGTCGAGTTGACAAGTACTATTTTACCATTTCGCAACTGCCTTTTTCTCTGCTTTGAGTTAATTTCAACATAATCAATATTTTGGAACGAAATAAAATTCTGCGCTTGCATTTTATTAAGATATGCTATATAATAGAATTATATCATACGAGGTGCAAAAATGAAAATCTACATTGCAAGTCCTATTAGCGGATTGACGTCAGAAGAGGTGTTCAACTATTACGATGACATAGAGCGTAAGTTGCGTCTGTGCGGCATGAAGCCGTATTCCCCGATGACAGCCAAGCATTATTTGCGCGGCGAAATGATGATGAACCCGCATGGCTACACGCATCCAACTTCGACTGGGCATGCCATTTATAAGCGCGACAAATGGATGCTCAGTAACAGCGATGTTATCTTCGTAAACCTGCTCAATAGCGCTACAATCTCAATCGGTTGTATGTTCGAGTTGGCTTGGGCAGACATGCTTGGCAAACACATTGTCGTTGTTAGCAATGGCGAACCGCCATACGACCATGCTTTTGTCAAGCAGGCTGCTGATATTGTTTTTTCCTCGCTGGATGACGCGCTGGAATATTTGCAAGAACTGGCGCACTGTGACTTTGAGCATCATGAATGAAGCGCAAAGTAATTTGTGTATCAAAAGTTTGCAAAAGTGATAGATAAATGGTATACTCTTATCAACAGAACCTACCACGCCTCTACATGTAAGCGCACTTTGGTTGCCAGCGCAGCACGTCAATCTGGCATTGGCGAGGTCATTTAGATAAGGAGTAGCCAGATACTCCTTATCGTCTAAAGGATGATAAATGAGAAAAAGAGCACTGTCAAACCGCATTGACCAGCTTGAGTTGGCGCTGTCGAATTTTGATGATATAGCAGAATCACTTGCGTCAATAACAAACAGGATTGTCGCGTTGGAGCAGTTGCACATGGCGATTTACAGGCACTACGGGCCATCGCATTCGGCTGTCCTGCAAATTCCAGAGCCATATATTGAAGTGAGGCAAAATGAAAAAGAAAGAACTTAAAAAACGAATCAAAGAACTTGAGGCAAAGGTGCAGCATCTCGAGTCGCGCGTAAGCAATCTTGAGTGCAGCCAGTATACATACCCAGCTATTACTTGGGGAGAAACAAATGACTGGAAGCCGCCAGATGTTAAAATAACTTGCTCGATTGTTGCCCCTTGCATGTAAACAGTAAATGCCAAACTCTAAAACGAAATCGTGCCGAACTCTAAAACGGAGCTGATATGGGAAAGAAAAAGTTTAAGCTAAAACTCAAAGTAGAAATTGCATCAAACGGGCAGTTCATTGTTTCCGACAATCTGTTTTATGATTATGGCTTAGGGGGGAGTCTCGAGGACTGTCTGAAAGATTATGTCGAAACGCTTGTCGAAAGAAGTAGATTCGATGATGGCTCAGGTTCGAAAAAGAAAGGAAAATTTCTAAAAAAATATATACGAATTTTTCCTGCTGAATAACTAACATGGGGCTGATTTGGTTTAGACTGCGACAAACGTCTGGTGAGTGCCATTGCTTGCTTAGCCAGCCCTGTCGGGTGCGTAATGGCGGTCGCAGGAAGCGCGTTCGATTCGCGCCAGCTCCATTTGGGGAAGTCGCGCCCCCATGACTCGCGTGAGTGATACAGGGATGCGCAGTAGCCGACGGGCTGCGTGACAGCATACTGACCTTGTACCCGTGCGCGGATTGGATGACCAACTGCGGTGTGGACAGAGAGCGGCTTGCGCAAGCCCACACACTTATAGCAAACAAGCGAAAGTATGCTGAAAGAGTGCATTGAGCTTGAGAAGGTGCAATTCCTTCCGGTTGGTAAATGTCTTGACGCATGACAGTCTCACGGCGAAGGAGAAGGGTCACATGGTAGGGATTGCCGGATGTGAATCGTGATAAAGGCTGACGCAGCAACGAGACAGCCCCGAATAGTTTGCGACGAATAAGGGGCACAATATCTTGACACGCGCGCATCGTGAACCCGTATCGTAAAGCGTTGGAGACAAGATAGCCTCGAATAAACGTGAAAAATAAGAGGCAAGGTCTATCCGTCCGATGTAGGAACGGTAATTAGGCTGGTGGGGTGCCGGAAGTGAACTACCGCTATACTGCACCATGAGCGGCTGTAGGAAATAGATTGCCTCGAATAACACGGGAATAAGGGGCATGATAACCACCTTGCGTTTGACGCGGGAGAACCGCACCACCAAGCGCAAGCATAAACAAAAGCGTCTACCTAACCAGTAGGCGCTTTACTTTTCTTTCAATTCGGCGAAGCTTAATTGCGAGCCAATCTCAAGTCCATTTGTAAACCATGCGGTCGCAAACCATGATGAACTGTGCTCAACCATATTTGGAGTTTCGAAGTTGATGCGCTTGTCCAGCAGGATAATCTCAATTCCATATTTCTGCATGAGCTGTTGGCGCTTCTTGGTCTCCATCGCTGTAAGTGGCATAAGCAGAGCAAATGGCTTCCCGAGCTCGCAACACCTTTGCCAGAATTGCCCCTTGAATCTAAATGGCGGATTGGTGATAATGCAATCGTATGCGTCTGGCTCGTAAGTAAAAAAGTCCTGCCCTGTTGCAATATCTGTACCAATTGCGTCATAGCCAAGGTCTTGTAATCCTTTGACAAGGTAGCCCTTTCCGCAAGCGCACTCCCAAATGCGCCAGTCTTTTTTGATATAAGGCAGCAGCGGGTCGAGCGCGTAAGGCGGTGTCTGAAAATCATTCGGTCGACCAGATGCCATTGGTGGTTTTGTGTTTCCCATAATTACTCCATTTCCCAAAGTACATTTAATGTTTTGTCGAATACCATAAGGTAGCGATGCTTGCGGCTGCGAGGGCGCCACTCCCCGTTGACTCCTTTTGTTTTTCCGCGCGAGTGCTTTATAAATGAGCCATCGTCTTGCTTAATCCAAAAGTCACTTTTAGGCGCTGTCATCCCATAATACGTGAAGTTACATGCTCTGTAAATTGTTCCGTTGTGAAAATCAGAGTCTGCGTAAGACAAAATTGCGCGAACATTTGTTTCTTTGCGAAGCGCCTTAATTGCTCTGGACACGAACCATGATGTGATGTTGTGCTCGCTTGATTGAGTAACTGGCTCTACGCAAAGTCTGCTTAATTCAAATAGCCCATCCTGGTCATCGCGCTCAAGCCCGAATAAGCCCTTCGACAGTTCTGGGACTGGAAAGCCGCTAAAAATAATAACGCCGACAACTTTGCCGTCCTTTATTAAGCCATAGTTGTGTCCGCTTTTGAACCCGCGCGATATATCTTTTAGGTAATGAAATTTCAGTAAAATTTCAGATGCCTGCTGTTTTGTAATGGTGGATACACTATAATCAGATTTCACTGCTCAAGCCCTTTCCTGACAAAAAGTGTACCACAGAACGGCAGAAACTGCAAGGTGTTTTTCCCCGCAAAAAGTACACCCCCAAAATTTTGACCACCCCATTTTCGGAAAAGTCAAAATTCA